TGGCCTCTGCCCCGATAGGAGCCAAGGTCCAGGCGTTGTTACAGCAACAAGTGGACCTGATCACATCGCTTCCCTCTGAAGCCGCTCAAAGAGTGCAGCAGAAGTCACTGGAAAGTATGGAGACAGGCTCACGCTATCCCGAACGCGGGGAAGAGATCGAGGAACTGCTCCGTCAGACCCGCCCCGAAGCCACCGAGGAATGGCTGAAGAACCGCGCAACCTTGATCGCCAGGACCGAGACCGCCAGGGCGGCCAGTGTGCTGACGCAAGCCAGGGCACAGCACATCGGCAGTGAGAACTACATCTGGAAGACCGCCGGGGATGCCAGGGTGAGACAAAGCCATCGGGTATTGAATGGCACCAGCCAGAAGTGGGATGATCCTCCATTGTCTGATCCACCCGATCACCATTCCCATCCCGGTCAAATCTGGAACTGCCGGTGCGTGGCCCTTCCCATTATCCCTCAAGGGTAGCATTCTGACCAAGCCGAAGGAGAGTCACATGAGCGACAAGCCAAAGCCAGACGAGAATGAAAAGCCACAACCCGATCCGCCACCACCACCAATACCACCGAGCAAGGAAGCCGAGGACGCATGACACCGGATCAGGAACCCCTGCTGCAATTCTTTTCCTACGACCACCTGCGCGAGGAACTACAGATAATCTCACGGTCGTTCTCTCTGCTGGCCCATCAAATGGTGGATGTGTTGCCACGCAATCCGGAACGCACCGCCGCCATCCGGAAACTCCTGGAAGCCAAGGATTGCGCGGTGCGGGCCAAACTCTATCAGTAGGAAAAAGCCATGAGCGATGAGGTCAAGCTGGATGTCGATGCAATCGTCCCGATCATGGCCGGAGCGCTTTACGAGGATGTGCTGGCCACCGCCGACACATTCGACCCTCCACCTCCGGCCAACCTGTTCATTGGTGCTGACCTCACGCCACAGTATTTTACCCTTTGCGACAAGGGCAATACCGTCGTGGTCATCACCTTTGATCCGCCAGGGGTCGAGGTGAACCCGGACTACGACTGGAACACCGCCGCCAAGTGCTTCTGGAATGCGGTCTGCCGGGTATCAGGCAGGCCGGCATTGTTTCCCGACGCAGGATGATCCTGGTGATCCTGGGCGCGGTGATCATCATCATTGTGGTGATCCTGGCATCGAGCGTGACATGACGGAACTGGTCGAGGCCACATGGCGCGAGACCGTGCGGGATATTTATGACCGGCTGCATTTCGGCCCGGAGGATTATTTCAGCGGCAACGCCAGACTGGCCAAGGAACTCGTTCATCTGATCGAAACCCGGCATCCGGATTTCTTCGGGCTGCCTGCCGCAGAATAACCAGGAGGGGCGCATGGAGTGGCACACCGTCACCCGTCTCAGCCCACGCATGCACCTGACCGACGAAGGTTATCTGGTGTGTCGTGACGTGCCGGTCGCCCGCACCGGAACGCAGGTGTATTTCGAACACGAAGTCCCACCCCTGCAAGGCGACAGTGGTGGCCGGGTCCACGTCTCCCGCGACGCCTCGGAAGTGTTCAAGCCGCTCAGCATTTCGACTTTCGAAGGCAAGCCGATCTGCGACGATCATCCGATGGAGCCGGTCGGACCGGCCAACTGGCACAACCTCTCCATCGGCTACGTCAGTAACCCAAGACGCGGGGAAGGCACCAACGATGATCTCCTCTTCGCCGATCTGATCTTCACGACACAGAAAGGCATCGACGCGGTCCAAGGCGGCAAGCGAGCCATCAGCGTGGGGTATAATGCCTTCTATGAACAGACCGCCCCAGGGTTGGGAAGGCAGAAAGACATTCACTGCAATCATGTGGCACTGGTGGACGAAGGCCGTTGCGGCGCTCGGTGTTCCATCATGGACGGCAAAACGGTCTATACGGGCGATCTTCACAAAATCGCCGTCACTACGCCAGCAGGAACTTTCCATATTAGAAAGCATGGAGAGGTTGAGCGTTATCGCGAAGGGTATCACAATGCCGAACTTGATATCGAGCGTGAGTTCTCCCGACCCGAATGGCTCACCGATCTCCCCCAGCCCGACATCGACTTTCCGTCCGAGACCGACGATCCGCCCCTACGACCCGGTGACGACGAAGACATCGACTATCCCGTCGAGGACGTGGCCGAGTTCCGCGAGACGCAACATCCAAGAGGCGGAAAGGGTAGTGGCAAGGGTGGTGAGTTCGTCGCGAAGGGGACTGGTTCCGGTGGAACCGAACGCACCCAGGAGGCCAGAGCCGGGAAGCGTGAACAGCGCGCCAGCCGCACCGAGCGTCAAGGTCGTCAGAGCGAGGCACAGGGTAAGGCCGTAGAGGCGGGTAGGAAGCCCCAGGAAGCCGCCGCGAAGGCTGCCGGCACCCCTACCACCACTCAGGCCCCGGAAGCCGCTCAGAGCGCTCCTAAGGCCGCCGCAAGCGGGGTCGGAAAGCTCACCCCGACCAAGACCCGTGCCTACACCGGCCAACAGGTCGCGACGAAGACCCAACTCACCAAACAGGAGACCGGGGCCATCGGGGAAGCGGTGATCACCAATTACATGAAGCAGTTCGGTGGCCTGCCCGATGCCCGCCCGCTGAACATGAAGGAAAGCAACTTCCCGGTGGACATGATCGGCGATCACGAACTGATCGAGATCAAGACCGGACTGGTATCCAATTCATCTTCGGCCCAGAAATGGCGTGCCACCATTGGTCAGCCGGGCAAGGCCGAAGCGGCATGGCTGGCGAAAGCGAAGCCGGAAGAGAAGGCCGCCTGGAACCAGAAGAAGATGCAGGCCATCATGGACCGGAAAATGGCCGTGCTGAAGGAATACCAGCAGAAATACGGGAACAAGGTGCAGGGCAAAACGGTGACCGCGATCATCAACCCGGACACCCGCACCGCCGACCTGTTCCAGTATAATGGCTTCCATCTGAATATCCGGTGGAACAGCGATGAGACCAAGAAATCCTACGTCGGGTCTTACAGCTATTGACCATCTTGCCTGGGTCCGCCGTCAGCCATGCTGTGTGCCGGAATGCGGTCGTGCGCCTTCGGAGGCGCATCACGTCAGGACCAGCGCGAACAGCGGCACCGGGATGAAGCCGGACGCGGTCTACGCCGTCCCGCTCTGTCGCTACCATCACGATGCTTACCACCGTCTTGGCCGGCACACCTTCGAGGATCGGCATGGCGTCGATCTGGACGCCGAACTTCGCTTCATGCAACTCGCGTCTGGAACCGAAATGCCATGACCAAGGAAGAAGCGGAGGCAGAGCTATACCGGCGCAACCATGACATCGCCGCTCGCACCGCGACTAGCATTATTCATGCCCTGACGTGGGGCGATATTCCAGATGCCTCGATTGATGCAATTCGTAATCTTGGCCGGCAAAAATGGTCATGGATACCCGGTGTCGGGAGAATGACGTTGCTCGATCTCGACAAGCTGGTCAGGTATTGGACCGACGAAGAGAAAATGCTGCTGGAACGGACACCGCCATGAGCGCCGAAGACGATCTGAGAAAACTAATCCAACTCGCTCACAACGCAGTGGCGGCGAGCCACAACGGCGCGGATTTCACCGCTGCCTATGCCGAACATTCGGCTCTGGCCAACGAGATCGGCCAGAAGTGCCAGGAGAGAGCCTACCAGGATGAATATTCCGCTGCCGTCACCCGACTGCTTCTGGATTACCGGCCATGAGCGGCACGGAAACTCCCGTCGATCCCGACGATCTTGATCCCGACATCGAGGTTCCCGAAGGGACCGAGGTCGATGTGCCGCCAGAGGTATTGGCCGAGTTCGAGGCCGAACTCGACGCCTACGAGCAGGAATTGCGCGAGCAATTGGGCCAGCAGTTCGCCGACTACGAAGACATCGACCATCCCGAGGACGATGACGACGAGGACATCGATTATCCCGAAGGGGAGAAATAACGTGCCGTGCCTGTGCGATATCTGCGTTAGCGAAAGGAGGACTAGCATGAGCAAGCGGACCGTCCGCGATTGGATGAGCCGTTCGTTTTTCGCCAAGGACAAGGCGACATTCGCGCGTCTCGCCGACGAAGCGGAACAGGAACTCACCATCGCCAAGGGTCCAGCGGCCCAAGGCAACGGGAACGGAAACCCGAACCCAAACCCGGATGAAGACCTGGGGCAACACGTGGAACCGGACGGCGATGAGGGAAAGCATCCTCAGAACGTCCACATCCACGTCGAACATGCCGGCGAAAGCGGCAAGGGCAACGGTGGTGACAACGGTCTGATGGACCGCGTCACCGCCCTGGAAGACGGCGTGAAGGGCATCAACGACAAGCTCGGTCGCGTGCTCGACGCCCTGCCGCCCGAGTTCCTGAAGAAAAAGGACGACGATCCCGACGAGGTCAAAGACGCCGATTGGGGCGGCGACGTGACCGAAGGCGGAACCGACAAGGATGGCAAGGGCGATGACGGCGGCCTGACCATGAAGGCCCCGCCCGCTTCCTCCGCCGAACTGGTCGAAGCCGATCCGGCCTTGGGGCAGGAGAAAACCAGGATGGGCGACGCGGCAATCAAGTCCAGGACCATTCAGGCCATGGGCACGGTGATGCGCGATACCATCGCACGCGCCGAAATCCTGGCACCGGGGATCAAGGTCGGCACCCTGGACGCCGGACCCGAGAAGTGGACCGACACCCAGAAGCGTCTCCATGCGCTGCGCCAGAACGCCCTGAAGGAACTGATGAAGTCCGAGAAGGCCCAAGGCGTCCTCGGACTCTATGCCGCCACCGCCGACAAAATGAGCTACGACGCCACCCGCCTTATCTTCAACGATGCGTCCGAGAAAATCAGGCAGGCGAACAACGCAGCCAATATGCCGTCACCGATGTTCGGCGACACCGCAGGAACCCTGCGTTCCTACCGGAACCACCAGGAAGCCGTGATCGGCGGCATCAACGACGCCAATCGGGAATATTGGGAAAAGCAAGGGGTGGCAATGGGCCAACCCCGCAGGAGGGCCGCATAAATGGCACTGACACCAGGAGCGATGTCCGAAGGACCAAAGCCTGCTCCGACACCGTTCGATCAAACGGAAACACCGGCCAATGTCGCGGAAAGGGAAACACGGCTTCATGAAAAGGAAGCCATGCTCCGCGATATGCCGTTGATCGATGGCGCGCCGGAATATTGGGCGCTTTATCCGGAAGCGGTTGGCTTCCAATATCCGCCGGGCCAACAAGTCCTGCCATCCGGCATGTGGCCGTGGGAAAGCCCGGTGGCAAAATCCGCCAGGGCATTGCGTGGCGAAAATCCCAATGAGCCACCGCAGGATTACCAGGAAGTCGTTCTGGAAGCTCTCGGCTTCCCGTTTGTGCCGCATCTGCCCGAGGAAGAAAGGGCAAAGCGGGACGAGGCGAAAAGTGCCCACAGACAAGAAGCCACGGCAAGGGCACGGACTGCCCAGGAACAACGGGCCGCGCAGGCACAGCCCAATCGCTCCAACCCGCCTGCTGCTCACCAACACTAATAGGAGGCATAAGTGGTAGCATTTCTCTATCGAATGGACGTTGGCTATCCCGGCGCGGTCAACCGCACCCAGCCGGCCACCGTGCAGGCGGAAATCCTCAATACCACCACCCCGCCACTCGGTTATGGCACCATGCTGGTCATGGACAGCGCAACCGGCACGCTGCGTCCACCCACCGGCACCGACACCTTGGCCGGCTTCGCCGGCCTCTATGTCCGGCCATACCCGAGGCAGAGCAACCTGAATATCAATGATCCACTCGGCACCGCCACACCGCCCACCACGGGCATGGGCGATGTGCTCAAGCGTGGCTACATGATCGTCAGGCTCAACACCGCGTCCCCGGCCGTCGTGAAGGGCCAGCCGGTCGGGGTATTTATCGGTGCCGCAACGGCGGGAAATCCCGCCGGAGGTGTCACTGGAGCCGCGCCGGGAGCCACCGTTCTCGCTCTGACGAACTCACAATTCATGGGTCCGGCAGACGCAAATGGCATGACTGAGATAGCCTACAACCTGTAACGAAAGGAGACCGAATGTCCGGCATGATCGGCCACAATGGTGGCCCACCGATGGGAGGGCAACTGCGGCCTCCCATGTTTACCTACGACGGGCTGTATACCAAAGACAGCACCGGCGCATTTCTGATCGGGGAATTGGAACGCCTCGACCAGACCCTTCACGGTCCACTGTTCACCGTGACCTGGGGACGTGACATCGACCTCCGCGAAGACGTGACCGTGGGCGACGAATATTCGTCCTACACGAATTCATCCTTCGCTTCGGCCGGCGGCATCAACCCCGCTGGTATTGCCTGGATCGCCAAGGACACGAATACGATCACAGGCGCTCAGTTGGACATCGGCAAGACGCCGCAGCCGTTGTTCCTCTGGGGCATGGAACTCAGCTACACCATGCCCGAACTCGCCTCTGCCATGCAGCTTGGCCGGCCCGTCGATGACCAGAAGTTCCAGGTCATCAGGACCAAGCACCAGATGGACATCGACCAGTTGGTCTATATCGGTGACAGCACCGTGGGATCAGCCGGGCTGGTGAACCATCCGCTGGTGACAAACACCACGAACGTCACGGGTGGCACATGGCAAGCCGCCATCACGGCACAAACCCCAGCCGTCCTATTGCAGCAGATCAACGAACTGCTGACCTCGGTCTGGACCGCCTCGGCCTTCGCCGTGATGCCCGACCGTCTGCTCGTGCCTCCGGCACAATTCTCGCAGCTCGTCAGCAACATCGTGTCGAGTGCCGGCAACATCTCCATCCTGCGCTTTCTTCAGGAAAACAACCTCGCCGCCACGGCGGGGAAGACCCTGGAAATTCAGCCGGCCAAGTGGCTGATCGGGAGGGGCGCAGCCGGCGCGCAACGCATGATGGCCTACACCAAGAACTACGACTACGTCCGCTATCCGATGACCCCACTGCAACGCACCCCGCTGGAGTGGCGTTCCCTCTACAACATTACAACTTACTGGGGCCGCCTCGGCATGATCGAGGTGGTGTATCCCGAACTCATCGGCTACCGCGACGGCATCTGACCGTCGCAATCATTTATTCACATTCCTCTGAGCTATGCGGTGGGCAGATTATCCCGCAGACTTGCGCACGTTCGCCGCACCAAATTGCCGACCCGACAGGGAGCTACGCTCATGATCATCCACGTCGCGAAGAAGTTCACCTTCCAGCACAACCCAAGGCAGACCGGGTCATACTTCGACGAGAAGGAAAAGAAGGAGTTGCCGGTGTTCGCCCTGGAAGGCGACCGCCAAGACTTTCTTCCCGGCATCTACGACGTGCCGGAATACGTCGCGAACCACTGGTATGTGCAGGCCCATCTGGAAGGCTTCGTCGAACCGATGCCGCAGAGGGGCCAGCCGGACTATGCCCAGCGCGCGGCCATAGCAGCGAGAGCGGGCCGAAACACAACCAGCGTTGAAGAAGCCGCGCCCCGCCCCGCCCCGCCTCCACCGGGCGTCCAGCCGGCTCCCAGGCACTACTTCGCCGGTCAGCCCATAGAGGACAAGGAACGACCGGAGGCACCGTCCTGGATGTCGGGGAGGTAGCCGATGCCACTCACCGAGAAGGGCGAGAAAATCCTGGAGAATATGGAAGAGACCTATGGGTCTGAAAGGAAGGCCAAGTCCGTGCTCTACGCATCCAAGAACGCCGGCAAGATCAGTGGCATCGACCAAGGTCCGCTGCCGTCATCCATGCCGACCGCGAGCATCGCACCGAACGCCGGCAGTCCCACAGCGGCGAGTGCCACACCGCCACCGACGCCCAGCAGTCCGGTCACCGGAGACGACGACAACACCGATGGGCCGAAGGGGGTATTGAAGCCAATCGGGGAAATGCCGGAAGAGAAGGCGATCAAAAGCAACAATCCCGGCGGACCATCTGGCACGCCCGACGCGGCTGAAACCAAGGAAGGAGAGTGGCCGCCAATACCAAAGAAGCCGATCCTGGGTTCGACTGCGCCCAAGCCTGGACGCATCAAGACCGCATACGGCTGGGCCGGAAAGGATGAACCCGGGCAGCGCAATCTCGCCAAGGATCGTCCGCCGGATAAGGCGGTCGGCACACTGAGAGACTACGCCGCAGCGGCAGGGGCAAAGCGGTGAGCGGCACAATACCGCCTCCCGCTCCTCCTATCATCCCGCAGACCAATCCCTACGTCTCACCAAGCCAGTTCCGCGCCGACTTCCCAAGCTTTGCCGACACGACCAAGTTCCCCGACGCTCAGATACAGCGGTTCCTCGACCTGTCCGGCTGCATGATCAACACCGACCGATGGGGATGCTTTTCCACCATGGGAATGGAATTGATCACCGCACACTTCCTGACCATGCAAGGGTATTTTCTGGCGATCAACCAGGGAATGCCCTATCCGGCTGGCATGGCGCTGGGAATACCGACCAGCAAGTCCGTGTCCAAGGTATCCGTAGGATCAGACATCGCGTCCTTCATGATCGAAGGTGGTGGACCGTGGAACTACACGGTCTATGGACAACAATACCTGTGGTGGGTCACGCTGGTCGGCACCGGAGGCTACGAAGTCCTGATGGACACCTATACGCCTTCCGGATTGGAAGGCACGGTGCAGACTTACGCGCGGGGTGTGTTCGAAGCCTGGGGGACGGGAAGTGCCTGACGGGATCAGTTTCTCTTCGTCCTTTCTCGGGCCTTCCCCGTTGGCGCCGGCCAGGACCAACGTCATCCAGCATTACCGCACCGCGACCGACAACAATCCTCCGGCTCCGTTGTCCTTGGCCGAAGGCGAGTTCTGCGTGGAGATGGGCACACCCATGCGGGTGTGGATCGGGGTGCCCCTTTCACTTGATCCGACCGGCCAGAAGGTCATGTTCGACCACACCTTCAACACCGGTATTCCCGAGGCGCCCCAAGACGGTCAGGTCTATGGGCGCAGCGATGCCACGTGGCTGCCGGTGCTGCCGATATCGGGAGGCGCGCTGACCGGATCATTGATCCTGGCACATGATCCGACCGCTCCGCTGGAAGCGGTGACGCTGGAATACTACACCACGAACCTACCTGTCGGCTTCCCCGAAGCGCCACAGGACAGTCACCAGTATGGCCGGCAGAACGCCGCCTGGACGATTGTGGCAGGCAGCGAAACTGCCACCACGGTCGCGATCTCCGACACCGCGCCGTCGCTTCCCGTCCCCGGTGAACTGTGGTGGGACAGCAAGGGAACGCAGCTTTATATTTGGTATCAAGACCCGAACTCATCGGCCTGGGTCGCGGCGTCGAATGCGGTCGGTCCATTCTCCGAGGCGCCGACCGACGGCGCATCTTATGGCCGGCGAAACGCGGCCTGGAACGCTGTGCTTCCCCTGACCGGCGGCACGCTGACCGGCGCCTTGACCCTCTCGGCTGATCCCGCCGCTCCTTTGCAGCCGGTCACGCTGCAATATTTCAATGCCCATCTTCCGGCACCGCCGACCTCACTGCCGCCTTCGGGCGCGGCTGGTGGTGATCTGACCGGAAGCTATCCCAACCCGGTTCTTGCGAACACAACGGTCACTGCCGGCTCCTACACCAATACCAACCTCACCGTGGATGCAAAGGGCAGGATCACCGCAGCGGCCAACGGAACGGGAGGCACGGGAGGCGGCGCCACAATCACCATTGGCGACACCGCGCCGGCCTCTCCGACCGTGGGGTCGATGTGGTTCGACAGCGTGGGCGTGCAGACCTACCTCTGGTATCAAGACCCGACCGGTGCCCCGCAATGGGTGCCCTTGAATGCGCCGCCGGGCACGACCCAGACCGCCTACCTTCCCCTCTCTGGCGGCACCCTCACCGGCCCACTTAACATCACCTCTGCCGCCGGCTATGCCACCCTTACGCTTGCGGCGGTCTCCGGTCAGGGCAGGCAAATTTCCTCCTATACCGGAGCCAATCTGCGCTGGGTGCTTTCTCTTGGTGGATCGGCTGCCGAAAGTGGCAGCAATGTTGGCACCAACTTCTCGCTTAACAGCTATTCTGATACAGGCACTTTTCTCGATACACCGATGACGATCAACCGTGCCACCAGTAAATCCTCCTTCACGCAGACCATGGCGGTCGGCGTCGCGATGCCTGCCAATATTTATCCAAGTGTATATGGCAATGAGATATCGTCGGCGGCAAGCATCTCGATCTGTGGCTACCTCAACGCTGCCGCGACCACTTGGATGCACGCGAATAGCACGGGATCAATCGGGGTATTCGATCCAAATCCATCGAGCATTACCCTCAGCGTCGGTCCTCCCGGCACCGCCGACACAGCGTGTGGTTCTTACCTAACATATACCTTCGGCACAAATGGCCATTTCGGTGCGCGAAACGTCGATGTCGGTCAAGCCGCGGCGGTTAATGATCCGCTGTTGGTGAGCGTCGCGAACGGCAGCTATGCCCGCGTTTATTATACCGTGACGGGAACACGCTCTTGGTCTTGTGGCATCAATCCTAATGGGCAGTTCGCGCTGGCCGATGAGACCCGAGCGCAAATTGCTGTGTTACTCGATACCGACGCCACTTTATACCATTATCAGTCAGGCAGCGTCAGGGCTAACTTTCAAGGTGGTTGGGGCCTTGGGTTTCCCAACTGTCCTTATGGTTCCGTCAACGCTTTCGTGCTTGGCTGGGGCACATCGGTAGCGAGCAACATCGCGATCTCGGTTGATGGCGGTGGGGCGGTCGGCAATGTTCCGAACAGCGACCGGCGGATGAAAATGGACATCGCGCCATCCTCACACGATTGTCTCTCCACCGTGCGCGCGTTGCCGGTGCATGAGTTCAATTGGCGCGATCTCGGTGATGATCCATGGAAATTGCGTGAGGCGCATTCGCGTGGTCTGCGCGCCAAGGGCCGTGTCAAGGTCAGGGCCGGTGTGGTCGCCCAAGAGATCGCCAAGGTATTTCCCGAGGGCATTCTTCATGGGGACGATTTCGAGGACCATCTTGGGGTCATCTGGAATGTTGATCCTGGAACCATGTTCGGATTGCTGATCGGCGCGATCCAACAGCTATCGGCGGAAGTGACGGAATTGCGTGCCCGTGTTTGACTTCCCATCATCGCCGACCTCCGGCACCATTGTCTCGGGACCAAACGGTGCGGCATGGCGCTGGGACGGCACCAAATGGCTCGCTTCCCAATCGGGTGCTCAGACCATTGTGGTGTCCGACACGCCGCCGCCGAATGCCACCCCTGGCACGCTCTGGTGGGACAGCGCGGGTGGCCAGATGTATCTGCGCTTTCAAGACCCGAACTCGACCGCCTGGGTGCCGGCATCCAGCCTCGCGGGAAGCCAGGGCGTGTTCATCGGCGATACCCCGCCGACCACACCGGCACCGGGCGTGATGTGGTGGGACAGCACGGGTGCCCAGCTATACGTCCGCTACCGTGATCCCTCCGGGCCGGATCAATGGGTGCAAGCGAATAGCCTGACCGCCGACATGAGCGCGGCGGTGGCTCAGTCGCAGGGCAACACCGGGCGCAATCTTATCGGGAATGCGTTGTTTCAGGTGCAACAGCGCGGCGTTGGTCCGTTCACTTTGAACGGCTCGGGGCCGGTATATTCCGGTTATACCGCTGACCGTTGGTTCATGAGCCCATCAGGAGCCGGGTCTACGCAAACCGGCTCTATCATCACGCTGACCGACACCGACCGGGCGCAAATCGGCGATGAGGCTGCCAGATATGCTTTGCGCTGTGCCTTTGTCGGCTCATCTGGCAGCACCGATATGGTCGGTGCGCAACATAGGATGGAGGACCCGTATCGCGTATCCGGCAAGACCGTCATCGTGTCCTTCTGGGCAAGAGCAACGGTCGCCGGCATCAGGTTAGGCTTCAATACGTGCGTATATTTTGGCTCTACCGCCTATCAATCACCGACCGCTGCATTGGTGACGCTGACCACAACGTGGCAGCGCTACAGCGCGGTCTTCACCAATATCTCATCGAGCGGCTACGCCAATCCTCAAAACCACTATCTCCAACTCAATTATTCCAGCGGGTCGTTCTTCGGTAGTAGTGGAGTTTTTGGAGCGACAGGCGTGCAGTCCGGCACGGTAGACTTGTGGGGCTGCCAGATGGAGATTGCGGCGGCGGGACAGACCCAGCCAACGCAACTAGAGAAAATCGACGCGGCGCTCGATCTGATCCGCTGCCAACGCTTCTATCAGACCTATTCCCCGCCACCGTTGCGCGGTGGCGCCCAAGGAGCGACTGCTGCGGCAACGCGAATGGGCATGGTGCTTCCGGTGCCGATGCGAGTAACGCCGACCCTTAGCCTTGTCCAGGCGTTACCGGTATGGAATGGAGTTTCGACGACAACAATCACTTCTTTCTCAGCCAATTATACCACCGCATTTGCGATTGAAGTTGAAGGCGTTATTCCGGTGGCTTGGGGAACTGTGTCAGGCACGGTATTGCCGGCTATGGTCTATCTTGCTTCCAATCCCACCGGCCAGCTAACCCTCAGCGCTGACCTCTGATGCTCGACTTCCCAGCATCCCCCGCAACCGGAGATACCTTCGCCGGCCCCAACGGCATCCTGTGGCAATGGGACGGGGCAAAGTGGGTGACGCTGGCACCGACCTCCGCTGCCGCCCCAATCATGTCGCCGGTGTTTCAGGGCGACCCACGGGCACCGACACCCGCCTACGGCGACAACGACACCTCGATCCCGACCACGGCCTTTGTGCAGAGTGCGGTCGCGCCGGCACTCAACAACGTCGGACGCAACCTGCTGCACAACGGGCTGATGAACGTGCAGCAGCGCGGGGTAGGCGGGTGGACGGGGACGACTTACACGGTGGACCGCTGGCAAACCGTTGTCGTGGGAAGCACTGGCACCACGAACCTGCAAGCCCTTGCGGACGCGGATCGGGCAGTCATTGGTGATGAACAAGCGACGATTGCGCTACAGGCAGTGTTTACCGGCACGGCTGGCGCTACGGATGCGGTGCTGTTTTTGCAAAAAGTCGAGAACGTCAGACGACTAGCCAATAAGACGGTAACGGTATCGTTTTGGTCCAACGCCGGTGCAGCGCTGCGACTAGGCGTCTCGCTTGACCAAAACTTTGGCAGCGGTGGCTCGCCTTCGGCAGCAGTTCTGGGCAACGGTGTTGCGGTCACGTTGTCTGGAACCTGGACACGCTACACTGTGTCGCTGGTAGTGCCGAGCATCGCCGGAAAGACAATCGGCACAAATCATGACGACAATCTCGAACTCAATCTGTGGTTTACGGCGGGAAGCAGTTTCAACGCACGATCCGGCAACGTCGGCGTGCAAAGCGGCGCTGTGAACATATGGGGCGTGCAGCTCGAACTCGGCTCCGTCGCCACCCCGCTGGAGAAGCCCGACCCGCAGCAGGATCTGGCCAAGTGCCAGCGGTTCTATTCCATTGGCTCGGTCCGTCTGCTTGGCGGAGCTTATATTGCGAACATTGTGCAAGCCCAGTGGCAGTCATTCCCCGTCCAGATGCGGGCGACCCCGACGATAACTCCAACCTGGACCACCCAGAGTAATTGCACCGGCACCATAGCCCCGGTCGATGGCAGCGGATTTGAACCGTATTCGCAGTCTGCGGCAGCAGGCCAGACTAACCTTCAAGGCTCTTACACCGCGAGTGCGGACCTCTGATGCTCGATTTCCCCAACTCCCCCACGGTCGGACAGGTCTTCCAGAACCTCACCTGGGATGGTGTGAAGTGGACCAGTGTTTCCAGCACCGCGCTGGCTCCGCTCAATTCCCCGGTCTTCATCGGCGACCCACAAGCGCCAACAGCCTCGGTCGGAGACGCGGATCAGAGTTTGGCGACCACCGCATTCGTGGCAAGAGCTGTGGCGCCGGCGCTGCGCAATGCTGGGCGCAATTACCTGGACAATGCCCGCTTTCAGGTTTGGCAACGTGGCCTTGGACCATTCACCGTGTCTGGCCTCTCTGCGGATCGCTGGTCCTATGGGTATAGCGGGACGGGTGCTAGTATCAGTGTCCAGGCGACCTCGCTCACTGACGCCGACCGCGCTGCAATTGGCGACGAAAGCGCGATCTATGGAATGACCGTTACCTTCGCCGGGACCGGGGCGGCGGGCGATTACAATCAGGCTTTCCAGATGGTGGAGGATGTTCGCGCGCTGGCGGGCAAGACCGTGACTGCCAGCTTTTGGGCAAAGTGCAACACGGCGCCGCTCAATCTTGGCATAGGCACCCTGCAACTTTTTGGGTCTGGCGGCTCGCCTTCTGCGCCGTTTCGGGTCAACGGGCAGGCGGTTGCGCTTTCGACCACATGGCAACGCTACAGTGTGACCATCACCCTACCGAGTGCGGCTGGGAAAACGCTGGGGACTTCCGGCGGCGATTGCACACAGCTTGCATTCTGGTTTTCCTCCGGCAGCACTTATGCGGCTAACGCCGGCAATCCCGGTGTGCAGTCCGGCACCGTGTCGATCTTCGGGGTCCAGTTTGAGGAAGGCTCTGTTGTATCACCGCTGACGCGGCAAATCTATCAGCAAGACCTTGCTCGTTGCCAACGCTTTTATCAGATCGGCTATTTGCAGGCGAACGGCTATGGACAGCAGGTATTTGCTCTCGACATGCCGTTGCCGGTAGTAATGCGCGTGACGCCGACGATAACAAGCAATTTCACGACGCTGCAAAATTGCACTGTTGCTGTCAGTTCTTACTTCCCCGCGATGATCCAGTATGTCACCACCATTACGGCTGCTGGTATGTTTAACTCTGCTGGCACCTTCACAGCATCAGCGGACCTCTGACATGGCACAACCCTACCAACTTCTCCACGACACCGATACCGTGCTGCGGATCGCGGACAACGCTTACATCCCGAATGATCCCGCCAACCGCGACCGACAGGAATACGAGGCGTGGTGTGAGGAAGGGAACGTCGCCGATCCCGCACCGTCACCTCCCGAACCTCTGCCTCCGGAACCGCTGAAGCTTCCCATGGCGATGCCGGAGGAGCCTATGGACGCGGTGCCGAAGGTCTATCTGGACAATCTGATCAATCCCTTGATCGCGCGGATCGCTGCGCTGGAACGAAAGCTCGGCTGATGTTTGACTTTCCCGCCTCTCCGGCGATCAGCGATACCGTCACCGGCCTTGATGGCGTCGTCTATGAATGGGACGGCGTGAAGTGGACGGCGATCAATGGCGTTCTCGCTGTGATGCCGGACGCCCCTTCGAATGGCACAACATATGGGCGCATGAATGCCGCGTGGACGCCGGCAATGCCTCTCACCGGAGGCACCCTCACCGGGCCGTTGATCCTCGCCGGCAACGCGACGAACCAACTCGGTGCGGTGACGCTACAGCAACTCACCTCGACGGAAGGGAATTATCTCCCCCTAACCGGTGGCACGTTGACCGGCGGTTTGGCAATCAACGTATCATCTGGCTGGGCCAATCTTAGCCTTACGGCGCCATCTGGGTATGGCCGGCAGATCATCGGATACACCGGAGCCAATCTGCGTTGGACCCTTATCATGGGCGACGCGGCGGCGGAAAGCGGCGGAAACGTCGGCACCAACTTCAGTATTAACCGGTATAACGACGCCGGCACCTATATCGACACCCCGTTGTCGATCAACCGTGCCAGCGGCGCGCTTTCCCTTGGCGCCACCACGACCGGCGCCTTGAATGTGAATGGCGGCATCTATGCTACCGGCAGCATTCTGGCGATGAACGACAGCGGCTTCGGTCTTGCCTCTGACGGCAGCTACAAATGGCTTTCTTGGCAAGCGAATTGGGTGGATTATTGGCGCCGCTCTGACGGACTTCGCCTGTGGAACTCTCCATCCGGCACCGTGATGTCGTTGGATGGCGGCGGCAACTTCTGGATCGGTGGAGGCTTTGTTGCGGTTGGAGCGGTCACCGCCGCCTATATTCATTCGACCGGCAACATGCAGATCGATGGCAGCATCAACGCCACTGGCAACATCATCACGCCGGGGAATACCGTGCAGGGCGCTTACATTCACTCGACCGGCTCCTTGCAGGTCGATACCAGCGGCAACTTCAACGGGAGACTGCGAACCGCCGAGGCCATCATGTCGGCGAGCGGCACCTTCTATGTCGCCGACAACACCAACTATTATCTCTCGCGGAACAGCAGCAACGGCTCTTGGTATTTTGTCGAGAATGGCAACGTGACATTCCGGATCGACACCTCCGGAAATATCTGGCCCTCTGCCGCCTGCACCGCGACCTACGTTCATTCCACTGGCACCGTCGCGGCTGACGGCAACGTCACCGGAAACCAGCTTTCTGCGGGCGGACTATGGATCAACGCCTGGGGGATGCAGGGGCCGAGCGGTTACTGGTGCCGCACCGACTGGGATGGCAGCAACTGCCCGTTCTATGTCAACGGCGGTTATGCCTGCACCTTGGTGTCCTCGACCTGGGTCAGCAACAACTTCAAAGCCATCGGTGCCTACACGCCGAACCAGAATGTTGATAACGGCAGCAGTCCGACATTTTACAACCTCTACTATGGTAGTTCTGGCGAGCGTTATCTTGCAACGAACCAAGGCTCTGGCGTTATCTGGCAGTTCCAGGGCGGCTGGTATATGGACTGGAATTGGGGCAACGGCAATCTTGGGTGGCCCAGCAGCAACCTGTTTTTCTTCTGGCGGATCACCGATGGCTGGTCCTACAATGCGCGTGGTCCGGTCGGCGGGGTTGGGGGTTATCAAGATGTCTCCGATATTCGCACCAAGACCAGTATTTCCGATGCGCAGGTTGGTCTCAATGAGGTGCTTCGCTTGCGCGCCAAGCGTTTCAGGCGCCTGCCTCCAAGGCCCCAGCAACTGCCGAACGGAGAATGGGCCAAGCATTCCGACCGGTTTCATCTTGGCTTCACCGCGCAGGATGTGCGCGAGGTTATTCCCGAAGCGGTCTCTGAGGCTGGCATAGAATTGGCGGATGGCACGGGCGGCCTCGACACAGATGCGCCGACGCTGGCCATCACCTTGACCCCGATTGTCGCCGCCTTGGTCAACGGCATGAAGGAACTGGCCGCCCGCGTTGCCACGCTGGAAGGACGATAAATGCCAGAGTTCGATATCCGCAAGACCATCGACAACGTGGCCGAGTTGGTCAAGCGGGTGAACACGCTTACCGGCTCCGATGTATTTGTCGGTGTGCCGGCGAGCAAAACAAGTAGACGGCAGGGTCAGATCGGCAACGCCGACCTCGCCTACATTCATGAGTTCGGTTCTCCGGCCCACAACATCCCGGCACGACCATTTCTCCATCCGGGTATTAGGCGGGTAAAGGACGAGATCGTCGCCATGATGAAGGAGGGGATGAAGAATACGCTGGAAGGCAAAGGGAAGCCGGAACAGGTGCTTGAACGGGTCGGCATGCTGGCACGCAATTCGGTGGTCAACGAGATCACCGATCCCGATCCACCGTTCGTCCCGCTCAAGGCCGCCACCATCCGGGCACGGCTCCGCAGGACCGCCGCCGGACGAAGAAAGCTACGAAGTCTAAAGCAGATCAAGGCTGCCGCCGGCTGGAAAGCCGAGCAATCAAATGAGGCACTGACCGAATGGGCCGAGGCGGGCAACGCCAAGCCGCTGATTGACACCGGGCAGCTTCGTGCCAGCATTACCTATGTCGTCAGGAGCGTGTGATGGCGAATATCGGTGTTTCAGAACTCCTGCTTGATCCCGACTTCGTGGACCAAGTGATTGTGCTGCGGCAGGTCGAAATCATGGGAGACGATGGTATTGCGGTCAGACAGCCGCAGTCTATCAATATCCTCGCATCCATTCAGTCCAACGATGACACCCTTCAGATGACGCCCGATCTTGCCCGCACGGAAGGGAGCTACGAGATCATCACCACATTCCCGTTGCTCACCGCTACCGACACGTCGTCGGCGGATGTGGTGGTGTGGAACGGCCGGCAGCATAAAGTGACTTCCGTTGCGCGGTTCGGAAATTTCGCCACCGGCTTCGGGCATTTCGAGGGGATCATGGAAATCATCTCGGTCCAGCCGGTTCCCCTGGACGCACTGGCACCGACATTCAGCGAGGGAACATGACCGATCTTCCAGAGACGATTACCGTCAAAGAACAGGCACAAGCCTCTGGACAGGGAAAAATACTGCCCATTGGGGCCTATCCCGACATAGATCAGCTACGCGATCATGTCCGGGCATTTCTCATGGCCGAGCAGCACCAAGGTGGCGAGGCATTGGCGATGGCGAAGACCAAGGCGACCGAGATGGACTTCTGGCTGCGCACTCATAGGGGCAGGCGGTGAGCACAAGCGTTCCGAACGACAGCACGACCGGTGGCTACATCGTCGATGTCCCGCCGCCGCCGGCCACCGTGGAAGACCTCCAGAGCGCGCTCCAGCAGGCGGTGGCCGGACTGGCGGGACTGCCCGGCAGCCTTGTGCGGCCCCGCTGGCAGCCCGTCCCGCCGGCTCAGCCGCCGGTTGACGTGACCTGGGTATCCATCGGCGTCACGATGGTCGAGGCCGACGAATACCCCTACCTCCTGCATGTCGGCGGCGTCACGCTGGCCGGTGCTACCGCTCCCGGCTACACCATCATGCAGCGGCACCAGACAATTACCGTGGTGACCACGTTCTACGGTCCCCAGGCCGACGCTCTGGCGGCACAGGTCAGGGACGCATTCTATGTGCCGCAGAACTACGAAAATCTGTTCCCGGTCGGACTAAAACTTCGCACCATCCACGACCTGCAACGCGCACCGGAATTGATGAACCAGCAATACGTGGACCGGGCCGATCTCAGAATGGAATTCCGTGCCATGATCGAGCGCGTCTACCCGATCCGCGATCTCGACGGCGCCGACTTCACCATCAATACCGACCAAGGCAGCGAGACGTTTCAGGTTCGCGAGGATACAGTAGTCTATCCTGAGGGCTAAGTTTCGTCGGGAATGTATTGGATGCCGTCGCGTGTCGCCATGCAGCCAATCGTCACCGATGACGGGTCGTTCATGTCACCGCGCGTCATGATGCTTGCCACCACCGAACAATTCACACAGAGCACCGTGTAGCAGCCGACCCCAGGTGCCGGGTATGGCACCAGACCAATCTGACAGCTAGGCTGATGGCCTCCGGTATAGTCCAGGTTGGACGTTCCCGGTTGCACCACGTCAGAGGCGTCAAAGTCCATCGCTTTCCAGGATACCTGAAACTGCTGAAGATACGCCATTCTCACCTCCACAAAGGAGACCCAGCATGCCGGGCCTAGCGCTGTCTGATGTCGTCAACGTCAGTGTGAACCTTACACCACTCGCCGTGCCGGTGCGCAACTTCGGCGTTCTGTGCATCGCCGGGGCGTCGGACGTGATCGACGTGGAAGAGCGGGTGCGGGAATACGCTACGCTCGACGAGGTGGTCTCGGACTTCGGCTCCACCGCGCCGGAATATCTGGCGGCCGATCTGTATTTTTCGCAAAATCCCACGCCGTCGATCTGCTATATTGGGCGGTTCGCACAAACGCCCACGTCGGCCATTCTGAAAGGCCAGATTTTCTCGACGGCCCAACAGACCCAGCTTTTGACTTCGTTGAACACGATCACCAACGGCACCATGACGATCCCCATCGACGGGTCGCCGCGTCCGGTCGGTCCTTCGGCTGCCGTGCTGTCTTCCGGGTTCTTCACCGCCACCGACCAGACCAATCTTCTCACCACCTTGCAGGGTATTAACAACGGCGCGTTCACCATCACGGTCAACGGCACCTTGCAGCATCCGGCCACCATCGACTTCACGTCGATCCTGACCCTTACCGATGCGGCCACCAAGGTTCAGGCGGCCTTGACCAATGCGACCTGTGTGTGGAGTGCCTCGCAGGGAGGCTTCATCATTACGTCCTCGACCCAGGGCACGGCTTCGACCTTGAGCTATGCCAGCCCACCGTCCGGCACACCGATCAATACCACGACCACCGCCTCGGTGGCCTCCGGTGCCACGGTGATCCCGGTTGCCACCACCACGGGAATGCTGGCGAACATGCCGATTGCCGCCACGGGCATTCCGGCAGGAGCCACCATCACCACGGTCTCTACCACCATGCCGATCATTACAACCACGACCGGCGTGGTCGCCTCTGGTGCCACCGTCATACCGGTCGCGTCGGCGGCGGGGATGGTTGCGGGTCAGCCGATTGCTGCTACCGGTATTCCGGCCAGCACGACCATTGTCTCGATTGCTTCACTTAACGTCACGATTTCGGCGGCAACCAATGCATCCATCGCGTCCGGTGCCACAATCACCGTCACGGCGACTTCGCCCAACGTCACCATCTCAACCCCGACCACCGCAACCATGGCGTCCGGCACGGCAGTTGTCGTCACCCCTCCCGGTGTCGGCACCGACGTTTCCGGCGATCTGCGGTTCACCGCGACCACTGGCGCCTTTCTGACCCAAGGCACGGCGGGTATGAACTTCACGGGAATTACCAACCTCAACGGTGCGGCTTCCATCGTCTCATCGGCCCTTTTGGGCGCTCACTGTCATTGGGATGGACAGCGTTTCATTGTGGAATGCACCAGCGCTGGCACCGCGTCCACCTTGGGATACGCCAGCGGCACCGGATCGGGACAGGATGTTTCGGTTCTTCTGGGGTTGACCAATGGCCGGGCCTTGCCTCCGGTCAATGGTATTGCGGCGGAAACACCTTTGGCCTGTGCCACCGCGTTGCGTGCTCATCCCGAATGGTATGGCCTGACCTTTGCGCCGCCGGCCAACCTGCCGCTGGCGGTCACCGATCAGATCGCGGTCGCGGGGTTCATCGAAGGCTGTCAGCCGTATTCTATTTTCGGCTACACCACCCAGGACACTCTCGTTCTGTCCGGCACGGTGAACAACGATATTGCATCGTCCATGCAATCGCTCGGCTTTACCCGCACCTTTGGTCAATACAGCCTTTCCTCGCTTTATGCGGTGTGCGCCATGTTCGGACGCGCCTTCACCGTGGACTTCCAGGGCCAGAACACGGTGATTACCTTGAAGTTCAAGCAGGAGCCGGGCGTGGCGGCAGAGCAGTTGACCGAGACGCAGGCCAGCGTGCTGAGAACGAAACGGTGCAACGTATTCGTGGGATACGCCAACGATGCGGCGATTATCCAGGAAGGCGTCATGGCGTCGGGAATGTTCTTCGACGAACGGCACAATGCCGACTGGCTGCAAAACCAAATCTCTACCGATCTCTTCAACGCGCTCTACACCAGTCCCACGAAAATCCCGCAGACCGATGCCGGCGTTCACGTGTTGACCACGACGGTCGCGAACTCCTGTGCTCAAGGGGTGCAGAACGGCATGATCGCGCCGGGGCAGTGGAACGGGCCGCCGCTGGGGCAGATCAGCACCGGCCAACAGCTTCCTGCTGGCTTCTACGTCTACGCTCCCAGGGTGGCGACGCAACCGCAGAGTATCCGGGAGCAGAGGATTTCGCCGACCATTCAGGCATTGGTGAAACTGGCCGGGGCAATCCACTTCGCCGACTGCATCGTCAACGTCAACCGCTGAGGGGCACAGCCATGGGCAAGCCGCCGACCAGGAAGCCACCGGAAGGGCATCAGCCTCCCGGCCACGGCGGCACGCCCCCAGGGCAAGGCCCTGGAGGCCCTCCGGGCCAGGGGCCGGGTGGACCCCCAGGCCAGAGGCCAGACCGGCCTGAGCGGCCTCCTGAGCCGCCTGTAGACGCGGCTCCCGAGCATCCCATCGTCATCCCTCCCGAGGTTCCTCCCGAGCCGCCGGTAGATGCCGCACCTGAACATCCCATTGTTATTCCGCCAGAACCGGAACAGCCGCCGGAAGAGATCACCCCGCCCGATCCACCGCCAGCCGGCACGTTGCAGGCCATCGTTGACCTGAGCGGCGGGCAGTTCGTCTACAACGAAGCGGATGGCACCGATGTCGGAACCTACCAAGACCCTGACGGGCGCTTCGCGGAACGCTGCACCCGCACGGTTAGCACGGACTGTCCTATCCGCGTTGATTTCCGCAGGATGGAAGGGCGTGTCTCTGTCGTGTTCGGCCAAGGAGCCTGGAACGAACCAACCCACCTTAACCTGCCACGCTATCGCGTCACCATCGTCGGAGACGAACTAACCTCTCCGGTCGAGATCGACGTGCCCAGCCATGGTTCCTATCAGCGGCACCGCTGGTATTCGAACGACTGGCCGCTGCCGATGCGGAAGATGTCCGACATCTACGACAAAAAGCTCATGCCGCGCTTCGATCCCGACCTCACCCGTGGCACCGACCCCTACCCTGGCCGACAATACCACTATACCCCGATGGGACTGGCCGGCCTTTTCGCCTACATGCCGACCACGGGCGGACGCGGCGACATTGGCCACGTCACCAGTGCACAGGGCCATTATATGGCGAACGAGGACAATCCCGACGCGCTGGCCGACGTGATGGCACAGGCCGAAGCAGCCGGCACATTCACCTGGGATTTTTATGACCGGGACACGGGTGCGGTGATCGACCCGATCATGGGATACCCACAATCGACGCTTTACAGCGAACAGGCCGGCACGCCTTACATCACGTGGTCATTGGCTTCGAATTGGGTCGATGTGACTATTTCTGGCCCTGCGGGCACCGTGCTGTCGGCCAACGGCAGCCCGCCTGACTGGAACATGGTGGTCGATGCCTTTGGTGTGGAATGTCGTGTGCCGGTCGATACCATGATCCCGGCCAGTGGCTCGGTGACGGTAAGCTGCGAGGTCTATGGCACTTCGACACCGGGTCCCGCCTCGATCAATCCTCCGGTCGAGGGTGTCAGCGCGGAAATCTCGGACAATTTCGTGCCCGGCACCGGCATCTATCTCGACAGCGCACACCAGCCGGCCGTGAGCTACCTGCCGTTTCTGCTGACCGGCGATCCGTATCATCTGGAAAATCTGCAACGGCAAGCCGTCTTCATCATCATGGAAAATCCAAGCGCACCAGTCCGGTCCTACGGCGTGCTTCAGCCGAGAGCCACCGGCTGGTCGGCGCGCACGCTTGCCGCCGTTACACGGGTGTCTCCGGAAAATCCACCATCATGGCTTCTGCCTCGCTCGATTTTCCATCAGGCGCTGAAGGACTGGGCAGCCAACTTCGTTTACAATGAGACCGTGTTGAACGGTGATCCCATTGCCGATGTGCTGCACCTTGCCTCACGCAGCTTCGCTGGCGGCGAAGACAATACCTATTCGTGGTATCAGCCATGGCAGGAAGACATCTGCTCCGGCGGCTGGGGATGGATCGCACTGCTGCATCCGGACATGGCGCAATGGCGGGAAATCGTTGACTGGAAGGCACGGAACGCGATTGCCCGACTGGATGAGAACTCTGGTTGGTCTTGTCCTTATGCGTCCAGCTATGTCGCGAAAGCCGCCGTCACCGACCTGTCCGACGTTTACACGTCCTGGTCCGATGCCTGGGCCGGAAATGCGCCGTTCCTGGGCGATCCGAGACCAGCGGAATATTCGCCTGACTATCCACCATTCAGCGGCGACATGGACTATCCTGGCTATTTGTCCTGCTCGTTGGCAATCGCATGGCAGGCCGGTGTGGCCGACGTTGAGCAAGCCCTGATTAAATTGGAGACCGGCCTGATCGCCGGGCTGGAGCAGGGCAGCACCGTGAGACCGATCAAGCAGGCCATCGCCGGACCTATGGGTTAAGTCTTGGTGGCACCCCGCGTTTGATCTACCAGCCGGCGCAGAAGCTCGCCTATGGTGATCCCGAGCCGCTTCGCTTCCCGGCGAAGCCAAGCCACCTGTTGATCTGTAAGCGAGACCGACATACGCTGCATCGCGTAAGCAGTGCCTACGCACCACATCCCGTCAAGTGAAAGGACGTTTCCATGCCAACCCTCGACGTAGTCATCAGGGGACAAATGGTCCTGCCGGAAGTCAGCACCGGCCCGTTGCCTCCCGGCAGCGGCGGTCATCCCGAGCATCCGATCTACAACCCACCTGGGATCAATGTTCCGGTATTCCCGACGTTTCCCATCGTGATCCCGCCGGAGTTCATCGCTGACGTTCATCCCGAGCATCCCATTGTCATTCCTCCGCCGCCAATGCCACCGGGCATCTGGCCTTCTCCGGGCCATCCTGCCCATCCTATCGCTCCCGGTGGCAGTCCCGGCCAGCCTGCGCATCCTATCGCTCCCGGCGGTGGTCCCAGCCATCCCATCGTGATCCCGCCTGATGTCGATGTCTGGCCGCCGAACGCCAAGCCGGAACATCCCATTGTCGTTCCGCCGCCGACCACGATCTGGCCGCCGTTGCCGACCCATCCCATCGTGGTGCCTCCCGATGGCCCGCCGGAGGTTCTGGAGAAGTGGGACGTGGTGGCATACTGGACGCCGGCAGGCGGCTGGGCGATGGCCATCGTGCCGACTGAAAGCCATCCCGGTGTTCCGACCCCGGCCTAAACCCTCTCTCTGAAGGCAGACCTATGCGCCGTCCGTGGTCTTGGCTGCGGGCGGCGTTTCTGCCTCTCGCGTTCCACCTTGCATCCTGCTCTGGCGCCCTGAACTCACACTCGGCATGTTATGTGTTCGTGTGGAACGCTATTGTTGCGTGCTGGCCGGAACAGGAGCCACCATCATCCCTGCCGCCGCTCCCACCACCAAAAAAGCCGTAAGGAGGTCCTATGGCAACCGGAAGCACCTATTCGTTCATGGACGTGAACGCCTCCATTGTCGGGCCGGGAGGCTCATTTGCCCTCGGCTACGGCAGTGCAAATGCCGAAGAAGGCATCACCGTCGCGATGGTCGAGGCCAAGAACACGATGACCATGGGCGCCGATGGATCGTGGATGCACAGCCTTCACGCCGGCAACGGCGGCACCGTGACCATTCGGTTCCTTAAGACCAGCCCGACCAACCAGCAACTCATGGAACTCTACGACACCCAGCGGATTAGTTCGGCGTTGTGGGGCCAAAATACCATCGTCATCTCGGACCCGGCACGCGGCGACAGTATCACCTGTTCCGGGGTCGCGGTGCAGCGGGCACCGAACATTGCCTATGCGAAGGACGGTGGTATTCTGGAATGGGTGTTCGACGCCGGGGCAATCAACCACGTGCTCGGTGACGGCACACAGGTCGCCGCATGATCGAGTTTCGCATCGGCGATCACGTCTACCGGTCCAGGAAGATGAACGCCTTCCAGCAGTTCCACTGCGCCAGAAGACTGGCTCCGGTGATGTCGGAAGTGTTTACCAATTCCGAGCTTCGCGACGCTCTGGAAGAGGCACAAGGAAATCGGGCGCCAGCGGCGGACGGCGTAGACCAGGACAGCCTGGAAGGTCTCAAGGGCTTTCTGGTGGTCGCCGTGCCGTTCGCCAAGGCGCTCAGCCACGTCACCGACGAGGACTGCAATTATGTGTTGCAGATGTGCCTTCAGATGACGCAAAGATTGCAGGGCGGAAACGGCGCGGCACCGATCTGGGTGGACGTGTTCAGTGAACGGGCGAAGCGCCTGATGTTCGAAGACATGGACAATCTTCCCATGCTCATGCGGATCGTGAACGAGGTCTTGCAGGACAACCTCACGGGTTTTTTCTTCGGCGTCTTGCCGGGTGGGGGCGCGACCGAGGGCCTGACCGGAACCCCGACATTGAATTCGTAGCTCTCGACGACGGCGAGATGTATCTGATGCGGCCGGCGCTGCGTGGCGTCTACCGCATGGAAAGCCTGCTGGACGGCACCATTGACCTGGAACACGTTCTGGTCGCCAACGACGCGCTCAACGTGAACGACGAGAACGAACAGCGCTTTCATGAATGGCAACTACGGAATAGAGACTGATGGCAAATGGCACAGACGTTAATGCCACGCTGCCGGAAACCACGGTCACCGCCAAGCGGGACCCGGTTCCTCCGTCGGCACTATGGATGCGGTTGTGGGACGTGGTAATTGCCGGTGGATCGAGCAGCGATACTCCCGGCGACGTCAACGCTCAATCACTGGCACAATTCCACTACCAGTTTGAGATCGACATCAGCGTCTCTCAGGTCATGCAAGGCGCCTTGGTCACGGTGTTCAACCCACCACCGGAACTGATCAATGAAAACCTGTCGCAATGGAGCGACATCGCGATTTATGGTGGCTACCAGAAGGCGCGCTATGGCGAACTCTTTTCGGGGAAGATCACCTATTTCGAGCACGGGAAACAAAGCCCGTTGGAGACCTACCTGAAAATACATGCCGTCATGAACGACGAAACGCTCACCATTGCCGTGGTCAATCACGCCCTGCCCGCCGGCACCACCGGAGACGACATCGTGAACGCCGTCGTGGCCGCCATGGCACCCTACGGCATCACCAAGGGGCAGATCACCGAACTGGCGAAGAAGATGCCGGCGTCTCCAAGGGGCCGCACGCTGTTCGGGATGCCGATGGACATTCTGCGCGACCTGTCTCAGACCCTCGATGCCCGCGTGTTCATCGACACTGGTAAACTCCACATGCTCGGTCCCGGTGAACAGATCACCGGAGACGAGATCGAGTTGAACATCGGCAACGGACTGATCAACTTCCCGTCGCAGGAAATGAACGGCGGTCTGAAGCTGCAATGTCTCTTGCACTATCAGGTCCGGCCAGGACGGGTAATCAAGATCAACAACAAGGATTTCAATACCCCGGTCAGGCAGATCACCAAGGTCAACAACCTGTTGGCGGATCAGGGGCTGGAAGCGTCCAAGGACGCCATTCAGGCGGATGGAAAATACGCGGTTCACACCGTTCGCCACCACGGCGATAATCGAGGCCAGACGTGGTATACCGACATTACCACCAATCCGATCATTCAGCCCGGCCTGTCCATCGGCGGTGGAACGTAGCTCATGGCTAACGTCCTCGAAGAATACCTTGTCAACATAAAATATGTCGTAGACAGCACCAGCCAGAACAAGGTTCTGGAAGGGCTGAAGCATTTTGCCCATTCGGTTCTCGGCATTAACGTCGAAGTTCTCACCCTGGCCGGTGCACTGACGGAATTGACCAAGAAACTCGCTGAGGCCGGCGAGAAATGGTATTGGATGGGCCAACAGATCGGGGCCAGCGTCGGCGACCTGATCTCTGCATCCGACGCCCTGCGGTCGCTCGGAATGTCGTCCGAGGCGGCGGTGGGAAGCCTGAATGCCTTCGCCTTCTGGACCCGATCCATGGGGCCGGCGGCAATGGCGGTAATGCGTGGCCTGGGCGTCACCGCGACCGACTTCAAAGGCCAACTGCTACAGCTTGGGCCGATCCTGGCCCGAATGGGAGGTGCCGACCCGAATAATCCGAATTACTGGCGAGCGCTCCAATGGGAGCAGATGATGCACATCTCGCCGGAACTCGGTCTGCGCGTGGCACAAGGGAAATTCGCGGACGAGGAGGCCCGACGAAGAGAGGTCGGTGCGACGGTCTGGGGCGTGAAGCCCGGCCAGTTGAACGCACAATACAAGGAATACGCTGACCAAGCCGAACGCTTCATGAAGGTGATGCACAACTTCGGCTTCGCCTTCGAGGATTTATACAAATATTTCGGGCTGGAACTTTTCAAACAACTCACCCCGACGTTCGAGCATATGTTCAAGGTGTTCGAACAGAACATGCCGATGATCCGGAGTTTTCTCCACCTCATCGCCTCGCTGATCGGGGAATTCTTCCGGCTGGCCGACGCCGCCATCACGCTCACCTCCGCGCTCGCCCACGGGTTCTCCCAACTGCCGGGAATATTCGAGGTGGCGATTGCGGCGCTGACGCTTCTGGGTGCGCGGCTCTTGATGACCCCCATCGGGAGAATTATTGCCGGGCTGTCGTTCCTGCTCCTGCTGATGGAAGATTACATCGGCTGGCAGCACAAGATGAAATCCGCCTTCGACTGGTCTTCGGTTGACAAGGCGATCAAGACCAAGCCCGAAGAACGGTCATGGTGGCAGACGGCCCTGCATTATCTCGGGCAGGTGCTCGATTATTCTCTGGCCATCTGGCTTGGCTGGAAGGTATTTGGCGGCACGATCAGAACCGTGTTCAGGCCCATCGCGGCATTGCTCGGTCGCCTCGGTCTCGGAACATTGCTCCGTGCCGGCGGCGTGGCGGGAGCCGGCCTGCTGACCGGCGGTCTGGTGCCGGCCACCGCCATTGGCGCCGCCGCTCTGGGCGGCGCGGAAATCCTCATCGGCGCCGCCATCGGTGCATTGATCTACAAGGCCGGCGAATGGCTGTTCTCCAATACCGAAGTTCAGAACGCCCTGAAGGAAGGCGCCGAGGGCTTCTGGGATTTCATCAAGGGGCTGTTCGCGAACCAGGAGGAAGCCGATCCGACCGGTGGATCGGTGAACCAGCCGAAAGGTCTGTGGAACCGTGTGACCCAAGGAGCGGGTGGCATGGGTCCGGCAGGCGATCCGGTCAAAGAAGCCGACATGATGAAGACCCTGACCAGCAAATACGGGCTGAGCCGGGAAGATGCCGCCGCGTGGATCACCAACTGGGAAGCCGAAAGCGGTCTTCGCAGCGACATCACCAATCAAGGGGGTGGATATAATCCGGCTTCCACCCGTGCCTACGGCCTGATGCAATGGATTGGCCCGAGGTTGCAGGCATTGAAGAAATTTGCCGCAGATCGCCATCTAGACATCCGCCAAATGGACACTCAGTTGGCGTTCTGGTGGCAGGAAACGCACGAGAACCCGACCTACAAGAACATCATGGCACATGTCGCCGCCGCAAAGGGCCGGCATAAGGCCGAAGTTGTATTTCATGAGGCCGAAAGCGGCGGTGACCCCAGCTTGGAACACGATCTTCCCGGCCACACCAAAAATTGGGAGCGTATTGCTAACCTTCCCGACACCCCTTCCACCGGCCCGCCAAGAATGGGAGGTGGACCGGTGGTGCAGAACAATAAAACCGACATCAACATCACCCATGGGCCAACTGCCGCCTCCACCGCCGCTGCCGTGGCGGACAAGCAGGATCAGGTGCATCGTGATCAGGTGCGAACCTTGCGTCACGCGGCGGTGCGATAGATGAGCGGTATTCTCGGCGTCGGCACCGGACTGCTGCAAGGTTCTGCCGGCAGTCTCATCAGTGGCGTTTCCCAGGCATTTCCGGCGGTCATGCAGCAGACCGGCCTGGGTGGTCTGCTGGCGTTCATCCGTCAGCCGAGAAGCATCGGCACGATCATCCCGGACGTGACCATCGAAGAGAATTTCGAGGATCGTCTCGCCGTCACGTCGCATCCAGTGGCAACCGGCAGTCCCATCCAGGACCACGCCTACCGTGAGCCACGACAATGCACGATGCGGATCGGCTTCACCAACGCCAATCCGGTCGGTGGCGCCGTCAGTGGCCTGCTCAGCGGTGGCAGCGGCCTGCTGGGCAGTTCCGGCGGTGGGCTGCTGTCCGGTGACATCGCCGGAGGTCTGACCGGCGCGGCCAACGGCTTGATCTCTTCGGCCTTAGAGCAACGTGCTCAGGACATGTATAAGAAACTGCTGGATTTGCAGTTCACCGAGGCGGCGTCGTTCGCCTCCACCGGTCCCCAGGCGGGAACGCCAAACCAGCAGAGCAAGACCGGCACGGTCATTCCATTCCAACTGACCGCCGGAAAACGCACCTACCCGTCGATGGTGATCACCAGCATCAGCGTCAGGAACGACCACCGGACAGAATACGCCTGCATTCTGGAAGTGCGGATGCAGGAAGTCATGTTCGTCTCGGCGTCACTGTCCTCGCAGCCAAGCGGAGACAATCAGGGCAAGCCAAGCCAGACACAATCGCCTGACAAAACCGGAGAAACCCAGCCAACCGGGGAGACCACGCTGCACAGCGGCTTTGGCTTTCTAGGCAAAGTTCCCGGATTTCTCGGAGACCTCATCAGTGGCATCACAGGAAACCCATGAGCGGCACCTTCACACCCACCTTCTATGAAATACCATTGAACGGCCGGCCACAGGTCTTCCCGATCACCCTGGCCGGAAATCCTCTCCGTCTGACCTTCAGCTACCGTGACAGCCAGATCGGCATGGGCGGCTGGGTGATGGACGTGGCCGACAGCGGCGGCGTGCCGATCCTGTGTGGGGTGCCTCTGGTCACCGGAGCCAATCTCTTGCAGCAGTATGACTATTTGGAGTTTGGTGGCGTGCTGTTCGTCATGACCGACGGCGATCAGGACGCGGTGCCGGGGTTCACCACCTTGGGCCAAATACCCGGAAGCCATCTCTATTGGATGCCCTTGCCAGGATCACCTTCGCCATGAGCGTCACCACCGCGAAAAATCAGCAGTCCACTACCACCGTATTAGACAATCGGGAACGTCGCGCTGATCCGTTGGAGGCCATTCAGTCCGGCCTGGACGGACGGCAGGCACAAATACACACCGGAATGCCGGGGCAGATCGTCAGCTACAATGCCGCGAAGATGACCGCCACGGTGCAGCTTTCCATTCAGGCGGTGCAGACCCAGAAGGACGGCACCAGAAAGAACATCTCCATCGCCCCCATTCAGGATGTGCCGGTGATGTTTCCCGGCGGCGGTAGCCACACCTTTACCTTTCCCATCGCAGCCGGTGACGAATGCTGGGTGGCGTTCTCGGAACGGAACATCGACGCTTGGTTTCAGCACGGTGGACCGAAGCCGCCGCCTGACTGGCGAATGCACGATGTCAACGATGCGGTCTGTTTTGTCGGGCTGCGCAATCAATCTCGGGTGCTGGGTGCGGATGGCAAAGCGCCGGTCGCCAGCAAAGATACGACCACGCTGCGCAGTGATGACGGCAAGACCGTCGTGCAGATAGATGGTCCGAACAACGCGATCACCCTTTATGCCGCCGGCCAGACCGAAAGCGTGGTATTCGTGGACGGCAAGAACCAGCAGATCACCACGATGGCGGGTGGCACAAAGACTGTGGTCGATGGCTCCGCTAATACGATCACCGTGACGGCGGCAACCGTGACGATGAGTGGCGATCTCCATGTGATGGGTGAGGTGTGGGGCAAGTTCCAGAGCGGCCCTGTGTCGGTCACGCAGCACATTCACAAGGCACTCAACCAGCCGCCGAATGTCGGCACGTTTGCGATACCCGCTGAGCCGCCGGTTATTACCGGAAGCTATGGCGGCATCGCGGCACTGAAGAACCTTTTACAATTTCTCGACCAACGCGGCGACATCGTGGATCAAAGCACATGAGCGAAGAACCGAACCTGGAGCGTGACTTTCAGGAGACTGTGCTGATTTCACTGGCACGCATCGAAGCCATGCTGAAGCAAATGCTCGATCAGCAACTCCTTCCGGAAAAGCCAGAGCGGGGATTTGGGAATTGAGATACCGGAAGCTCGATCCGGTGACCGGCGACTATCGCTTCGGGCGCGGTCAAGGGGATTTTTACGTCAACGTCCCAGAGGCGGTCGGTCAGAGCGTCTACACCCGGCTTATGCTGTGGACCGGCCAGTGGTTTGCCGACCTGACTGAAGGCACGCCATGGGGCGCCGAGGTATTGGGAACCAACACCCGCTGGACGCGGGACATCGTGGTGCAGGAACGGGTGCAGACCACCTACGGTGTGACCGACATCGCCGCCTACGCCTCGACGGTCAACGTCAACCGACGTTCCTTCACCGCCGCGATGACCGTGGACACCATCTACGGCACCGTGGTCTCAGTCCTGGCACCCTCCCTGCCCGCCACCATCCCGCCGTTGCCGGCACCAACTGTCGCGGCTCATCTGCTCGGCCTTGTCGGTGGCAACCCACCGAAGACCGGAACCGAGATGCAGCCGGCAGACCTAACCGCATCCGGTCAGGCACAGATCACCGACTTTCAGGTCACACGGGCAGACAGCGGGAGCTTCTGATGGACATCACAACCTCCCCGGTCATGGTCGTGATCCCCGGTCGAAGCCCGATGCCCCTCGTCCCGGCCCGTGGAAGGCCCGTGACGGCCGAGAAGCCGGCCCCCGCCCCTTACACCGCCCCTGGGCCTCCACGGCTTCCAGCGGCTCCCCAGCCGCTCCGGGTGCGGGCCAAAGGCCCCGAGCCGAAGGTGAAGCCAAAGGAGCCGCCTAAGGCTCCGGTCATCCTCTACGTGCCGCCCACACCATCCCTTCAGGTTGAGCCGTCTTGGCGGCTGGTCTTCACGGCACGGGTAGAGATGGCACAGAAGGCGGCACCGGCACCAAAGGCTCCGGCCCCGCCGCCCTATGTTCCCACCAATTTCGCGACTTACGTGGGACTTATTCCAAGCGGCGGGACCTTCGTCACATCAACACCAGCTAACCTGTTGATTGGGCCGGTAACTTACATTGCCGACTTCACCATTCATGCGCTGGACGCGGGAACCTACCTATGAGCGGAACGGTTTCGCAGACTGCCGCCTATGTCGATAGCACCGGTATCCATGCGCCGAGCTATCAGGATTTGGTCGGCTTCCTGACCAGCCAGTTCCAGGCGATCTACGGTGCCGACATCGTGGTGTCGCCGGACAGTCAGGACGGGCAATTGATTGGTATTTTCGCCCTGGCGCTCAGCGATCTCAACGCCGCCTGCATCGCGGTGTATAATTCCTTCAGCCCATCCACCGCCCAAGGCGTGGGGCTGTCGTCCAACGTCAAGATCAACGGAATGACCCGTGCCATTCCGAGCCAGTCCACGGTGCAGCTTCTGGTGACCGGCGTGGCCTATACGGTCATCAACAACGGTGTCGCCAGAGACGATGCCGGGAATTCATGGGCACTGCCATCGGCGGTGGAAATCGATGCCACCGGACAGATCACCGTCACCGGCACATGCACGGTTCCCGGTGCGGTATTCGCGCTGCCCAACACGATCACCGAGATTGCCACCGTCACTCTTGGCTGGCAGAGCGTGACCAACCCGGCTGCCGCCGATCTTGGGGCACCATTGGAAACCGATGCGGCGCTGCGTCAGAGGCAGGCGACCTCTACGGCGGTGCCGTCTGTGACCGTGCTGTCTGGTATTGTCGGCGCGGTGCTGAAGCTCTCCGGTGTGACCTCGTGCGTGCCGTATGAGAACGACACAAATACCGATTATACAACCGCGCCAATCACCACGACCACGACCGCTCTGGTGGCGTCGGGCGCAACGGTTATCCCGGTGACTTCGGTTGCTGGAATGGCAGCGGGCCAACCGATTGCCGCCGCCGGAATTCCGGCCAACACGACCATTTCTTCGATTGCGGCGCTGAATGTCACGATCTCGCACGCAACCACCGCCAGCATCGCGTCTGGTGCGACGATCACCGTCACCGGACCAGGAACGCCGCCCATCGGTGAAGGTCCATTGCCGCCACATTCCATCAGCCTCGTGGTCCAGGGCGGCGATCCGGTGGCAATCTGCAATACCATTCTCATGCACAAGACGCCCGGTTGCTACACCTACGGCACAACCAGGAGAACGGTGGACGATGGTTACGGCCTGCCCCACGACATCGGCTTCTACATTCCGACGCCGGTCAATGTCGGGGTGAGCATCAATCTGAAAGCCGGCGCGGGGTATTCCAGCATCATTGGAAGCCAGATCAGCGCCGCCGTCGCCTCCTACATCAATGCTCTCGGCTCCGGCGAGCCGGTGGTGTGGAGCAAGCTGTGGCTGCCGGCCAACCTGTGCGACTGGACCACGGGCGTGCCGACCAATGCCACCGGCACATACGACATCACCCAGATCACCCAAGGCACCCCACCAAGCGGCACGGCGGTGGGCTACGGCATGACCAATATTCCCATCAGCATTTTCCAGATTGCACAGTGCCAAGTCTCTGACGTGATCGTCCACGCCTCGTGACGCTCTACGAATACATTGCGCTGATCCCGTCGTTCAACGCCGGGAAGCCGCGTTTTGTCAATACTCTGGCGGCGTTGATCCAGCCGCTCATCGACGCCCAGGACCTGTTGGCCTCGCTCACCGCAGACTTCGACCTCGACACCGCGGTCGGCGTGCAACTCGATATCGTGGGTCAGTGGCTGGGTCGCACACGGTATCTGACCGAGCCGATCACCGGGGTCTACTTCGCGTTCCACACCCCCACCGATCCGGTGCAACGCGACGGCTTTGATCAAGGTATTTGGCTCGGTCCTTATGATCCGACCACCAAGATCATCGCCATGCCGGACGATGCCTACCGGAAAATCCTCAAGTTACAGGCCATCGCCAATCACTGGGACGGGACGGTTCCGTCCATCCAGGAAGCGTTCAACAACGTCTTCCCCGGCGTGGTGGTCCAGGACATGGGCGACACGTCCGGTGGCCTCATGGTCATGGACGTGCTGATCCCTGGCATCGAGATGAGCAGTCTGGAACTTGCCGCCCTGGAGCAAGACTTTCCCATCAAGCCGTCCGGGGTGCGGGTGAACATCATCGAAAGCAGCGTCACCACCACACCGCTGTTTGGCTTCAACGTGGACGGTAGCATCATCGGCGGCTTCGACCACGGCTCTTGGGGCGTCGTGATCCAATCGACGTAAGGGAAACAAATGGCAACCAACGACTTCCTCGCGTTCGCGGCAGACCCTGCGGCCAACGTCATGCTGCAAACCGACTACGCGGCAACCGGCTTCACGCCGCGTATTCTGGGCTTTCAGACCGGCACCGCGCTCAGCATTCAGTTGAACAAGGTCTGGCGGCAGGCCAGCCTGATCTCGGCCATGATCGGCCAGTTTCCCGTCACGTCGATTGGCGCCGACATGAAGGACGATGGAAGCGCGGCAGGTCAGGCGGCGCTCCTGACGAACTTCACCAATGCCGTTGCCCAGGTCGGCGGTGCCGGCCTCGCGGGGAAATACCTGCCGCTTACCGGTGGAATACTGACCGGCCCTCTCGGGATAAACGCCGGATCAAATCAACTGTATATTTCCGGCACCACCGGCAGCCACGCTATTGCCACGATGACGCGAAACCCCGGTCTGGTGGCACGTTGGGAAGCGTTGTCGAACAATCAGGCGCGCTGGACGCTGGACATTGCCGATGGAACACCAGAGACAGGGAACAACCTCGGCAGCAACTTCTCCGTCTCGCGATACAACGATGCCGGTGCCTATCTGGAAACTCCGTTCTCGATTGCCCGCTCGACCGGCATTGTGCAATTCACTCATCCGCCCCAGGTCAACGGTGGCCCGTTGCCCTACCTGCCGATTACCGGTGGCACCCTGACCGGTGCGCTTGGTCTTCCCCTTCCGGGCATCTACTACAATGGCACCGCCGGCCATTGGCTCGCATTCGATTGGGATGGCAGCTTTATTCGTGGCTGGGTCGATGGCGGCAGCGTGGTCTATCAGCTTGCTCACGTTGGTTGGGTCAATTCCCTGGTCGGCAATTATGTCAACAAGGGCGGCGACATCATCTACAATTGGTTCGAAGCGGATTGCAACGTCACCATCGACGGGTCGCTGTTCAATCGCTCGACGGTGTATTTTTCCAACCTCAGCGACTTCGCCAATTTCACCGGAGGCAACTGGCGTTACCGGCAATGGGCCGGCAACTGGTATGACGCATGGGACGGTGCCAGCGGCACAAGAATTTGGGTGAACGGTCCCACCGGCACCAACATGACGCTGGACCCGTATGCCAATCTGGCGATCAGCGGCACCTTGCACGTCTACGGTGGCCGGCTCGCGGTCGGCCAATACGGCTCGATCTCGGTTTATCATCCCCAGACCAGCCAAGGATTGTGGGCCGCAGCGGACGGTCTGTGGTTCGGTTGGAACGACAACAGCGCCAACCCTCAACGTGGCCTTCTTCGCCTGGGAAACGACGGCGTGCTGGCGAGTTGGTATGGCATTGTCAGCTACGGCTGGATACAGAGCAGCCAATGGGCATCATTCGGCTCCGATGTCACGGTCGGCGGCCACCTTCAGGTCAACAGCAATGCCGACATCAACGGCTACATGAACAGCCAAAGCTGGGTGCATGCCCACGGCGATATGTGGTGCGATGGCAATTTCACCGCCAATGGCTGGGCCACTTTCCAGAACCCGACCAACGTCTACGGCCCAGGCCGCTTCATGGTGCATTCCAATCAGCCGGCGATTGGTCTTGATTTCGTCGGCAATTACGGCATGGGCATCTGCATCAATTACGCCCTTGGCGCCGCGATGGTATTTACCATGATGGACGGTGGCGCCAACCCGACCGGCTGGCTCGGCTTTCTCAATACCGCCGGCGTCTGGGGCGGCTATTATTTCCAGACCGTCTCCGGTCGTGACATCAAAAAGAACATCGATGGATCGCCTGAGTTCGACAGCCTTGCCGCCATTTCTCGGATCGCGACGCACAGCTACGATATGAAGGAAAATGACGTGCATCGTGATTTTGGCTTCATTGCCGAGGAGGTTGCCGAGCAACTTCCCGATGCCGTCGAAGACCACGGCGCCGGCCCGATGCTGGATATCATGACCTTGATTGCCCACGCCTATCGTGCCATTGCGCAATTGGAAGCCAAGCTGGCGCACTGAAAGGAGAATAAATGCCTGATTATCCTAGCGTCCCGGTCGCGGACCCGGCCACCGCGAATGTCGAAACCGGACCAACGCCGATGCCTCCCGACATCGGGCCGCTGCAAACCATCCCTAAGGCCGCGCCGCCGCCGCCTTCGCCGCCAGACGGCATGACCATCGGCACGGCTGAAGCACCACCGATGGTCGCGCCGCCAATCCCCCCACTGCCATAGGAGACCGCACTAATGTCAGGCACTACCCCACGTTCGGTGCAAGAGCCGGAAATCACCTGGACCATGCCATTGAGTTCGGCACGGTTCGTGCTCTCGATCATCGCCAAGCAGCCCTACGAAACCGTCAACACGCTGTTCCGCATGCTGGAAGAACAGGGCAATGCCCAGGTTCGGCAGTTTGAACAACAGATGCAGCATCGGGGGAACGGCGAGGATAGGCCACTCGCATGAGCCTAATATGGGTTCTGATCATCGTCCTGCTGGTGGTTGTGCTGGTCGGCGGTGGTGGTGGCCATTATTACGGCTGGTATGGTGCCTCGCCGTATTTTGGTCCCGGCATTGGCATCGTCGGCGTGATCCTTGTGGTTTTGGTCTTGCTTGTGCTCATGGGCCGCATCTGATAGCCTTCCCGCTTCCTCAACACTGTTCCCCTGAGGCCCCGCTCTCCCAAGCGGGGCTTTTTTTATTCCTTTTTCCTCGGGGGCGAAGCGATCCACAACGCCAACGCCGTCACCCCGATCCACATCCCTATGGTGATCGCGGCGACGATGGAAAGCAGCCACCAGAGGCTCATTCCGGCCGGAACTTCGGCCTGAGCGCCTCGACCTCGTCAAGCAGCCACGTGATAGCGAGCCGGTCGATCCGGGTGGATACGGAAATACGCTCATTGCACTCGGCGATGACGTGCGTCAGCACCCGGCTGATCAGGTCACATTCGCGGTCGGTAAGTTCGACGGTCATCGGCCCTTCCTTCACTCGTCACGACTGTTGCCCGCCAGCCCTTCTGGCGGAAATACTCGCGTATTTGGTCAGACGACCAACCGATCATCCGGCGCAGGATCGGCGCAGCACGAATGCAATATCCGTCACGGACGATCAGTCCGGCGACAAAGTGTGGTGCGACCACACGAACCAGGGTTTCCATAGGTCGGTCTCGCTCACCACTTCGGTCGTGTAGAAGCCGATATTGGCATAGGCACGGTCTAGCGCTATGCTCGCCAATGTGATACCGGCCACCAAGAGCCACCGCGATCCGCCTAGCCTAACGTCCCCTCGGGTAGTGGCGTGGAACCGGTGCACGACCTACGAGCGCCGGAGATTTTTAACGCTGCTCAACGATACCCAGGAACCAAAGGACTTGCCCCATGAGTGAATACCAGAGTGAGCTGGTGCGTGAGCTGTATATACAAATCAAGCAGCTTGAGCGCGAGAACGCGGACCTGAAACGCCAGAACGCCGAGCTGCGTGGAGCGGTTGCAGCATTGATGGATCCTACATCTGTAAAGTTTTCTGACACTCTCGGCGTTTCCCCACAAGAGGGAGCGGTCCAGGGCGTTGCATCGCGTGGCAGGCCGGCACAGCGAACGAGCAGGAACTCATCCGGCTGATGGACAAGATTGTCCAGGCCACCGGCTCAGGCGTCGAGATGGACCCCGGCAGGTGCGTGGCGGGACCGGTGGACACCGTCAGCAAGACGCTTCAGCGGCTGGAGCCGACCCTCGATCCCGCCGAAGTTTCCGGTGATACTTGAAGCGTGCAACGACGCACCAGCTTTTGGCGCGCAGCGGGTCAATCGTCCAGGCATGTATTCCGTTCTTTTCTCCGCAATAGAGCGTGCCGTCCTGCGGGGTGCGCAGATACCATCTCATGTCGCACTTCGTGCGAAGCGTTTCTGGTAGCAGGTCATACACAGCCTCTGGCCTTCCTTGATCTTCGGGTTTTGCGCGTGGGTATAGCCGAACGAAGCGTCGGCACGGCACCGGTCACAGAGAAACTTGCTGTCCCGCCGCATCGGGATCGGCAGCCGATGAGACCTCGGCTCTTTCTTGCGGATCATTGGAACCTCTCGGGCGCGTGCTGTTTCGCCGCGTCCATGAAATAGTGTGCCAACATCATCATGACCTCCCCGCGTTTGATCTGGTAATTGTCGGCGGTGGTTAGCGCCACGCTGACCGTCACGTTCATCAGGGCGGTTAGCGTATCGCCGGGCATATGGCCTTCCCCAACCAGCCGGTTGGCAAGCGCACCGAACAGGTCGGCCATGAAGCCGATGTTTGGCGGCACCTCCTTGGTGAAGTGATAATCGAGCGTCTGGGTCCAGTTCTCGGTCATAGCGCTGTCTCCCGCCGATCTTTGATCTTGACATAGGCCAGCCGGCAATGATCGGCACAATACGACCGGCCTGGATCGGACGGCTTGCCGCAGAACCGAAAGCTTGCCGTTCCCGGCTCTCCCAGCGGCCAGGAGCAGGTTCGGGGCGGGGGCGGCGGCCTTACCACCGGCTCGAACCTCACCGCCGTCCTGGGGCCTCCTGGGGGCTGTGGCGACGGTGTCGGCGGCTTCGCCGCCCGGCGGGCGATGATGGTGGCGCGCTTGGTCTCTTCCCGCCGAGCCTGTATGCCAGGATCGTTGCTCTTGATCGGCGATCCGCGAGCCGGCAATCCGAGCCGATGTGCCTTCCCCGCGACCGCGCTCGCGCTGACGCCGCCGACTTCCTTGGCGATCACCGAACAGAAATGCCCCTCCGGCCACATCCGGCGCAGGGTCGCCAGCATCTTGTCGGTCCATTCCATCAGTGCAGCATCCGGTGGTTGCCGTCGTAGGCGATGTCGAACAGGTCGCGGTCGATCAGCCCGTTATCTTCATAGTATTTCCGCATCACCTCATTGGCCGCACTGCGGGAGAGCCGCGTCGCATCGGTGTCCAGGCAGATGGTCTGAGCATATAGTATTTCCCCGTCTGCGGCGTCCGACCGAAGAACCATGGATTGCGTGGGAGCGTGGAACTTCACCCAATCGGGATACGGCTGCTTCATCTCCCCGTTCAGCATGTGGGTTTCCAGGACGCCATAAATACCATGAACGGTCTGCACCGCCCTGGCGCTCTCGCGCTTCGCCTGAATGGAAATCTGGCGGTTCACTCTGACCGACATCAGCCCGCCGACACACATCGGCTGAAGCTCCCGGCGGGTCTGCTGAGTGGCAATCATCAGTTCGAACTGCTCGTCCGGGTCCACGTTGCAATCAATCGCGAACATGATGATCGAGCGATATCGGCCCTGGGTATAATCCGCCAGGGTGCCGCCGTTGCTGAGAAAGTTCACGGTGGCACCTTCCAACGGCTGATTTCGCATCCTGACGTTGGCCGGGATGATGTGGTCGAGCAGGAAATCTCGGATCATGGCGAGAACTCCAACGTGCCGTCGGCGTGGACTATGGTGACGATCTTGCCTTGCTTTCTGGCGTATCGGATGGTTGCCCAGGTTCCCGACCGTGGCGAATGCGCTTCGTCCGAAGCGGGCGCGGCAATCAGTTCTTCGCTGAAATCGACGATGGTGTGATTTCTCTGAAGGTATTCCTGTTCGGGGTAGAGCTGGTCGAAATAGCCACACTCCACGGCACGGTGACGTTGGTTCTTGGGTGGGTGTCCAGCGACGAATATCCCGAGGCTGATAGCGATCCTGTGGGCCTGTTCGTCGGCACCGACACACACGCCGTGATGCAGCCATGCCGGAACCCGTGCCAAGAGAAGATCGGACAGAACGGCCTTCTGCACGTTCTTCATACCCTCTCGGGTGCCGGTGAAGCCAATATGCCTCATGATGACGCCACCAATCGTCTGGCATCCGATCCCTCGCTTTCCAGCGCGTTCTTCCCCGCCCGCGTGAGATCGAAGATCACCAGCCGCTTGTCGTCCGGGTCTTCTAGGGCACGCGCCCAGCCGCGCGCCACGAGGTTGTGGGCCTGCTTTCCCACCTGAGAGCGTGACAGGCCCATCAATTCCCCGGCCTCGGTAGCTGATAGCGCCCCGTGCTGGTCGATCAGCGCCATCAGCTTCCGCGACGGCCTCACCCCAACTCTCCCTGCTTCTTGCCGAACGCTGCCGCCACGATGTCGAACGTCGGCTTGTCTTCCTTGTTCATCACCCTCATGCGTGGATACGCCGCATTCTTCGCCGCCTCGAAACCTTCCGTGTCGGTGATCCAATGCAGTTCGGCCATTCTCGCCTCGGCCCATTCCTTGTGGTCGCAGGCAGCGCCGATTGGCAGGATCAACTGACGTAGCCAGTCCGGCTTTGCCATCCCGCGCTTGGTCATGGCACCGGCAATAACCCTGACCGCCACCTGCCGGTAGAGGATTTCGGCGTCGGCCATGACCGACTTCTGGGCTTCCAGCCAGGACATCAGATATTCATCCTCCGGAAAATTCCCGATCAAAGACTTGACCCAGGCGCTCCACACCGGCCTCCCGTTGTTCATCGGCGGCTGCACCGTCTCAAAGGACAGCGGTGGACTTTCGTCTCCGCTGGTCTCCTTGCGCCACTCGTCCACGTCCTTGAGCAGCGGCGTGCGGGTCTTTCGTGCCGCAACCAGGGCGTCGGCGTTGTGGTGCAACAGGTTCTCTCTGGCCTCGGCTCCGGTCGCCGCGTTCCAGTATTCCTTGAACTCCCTTACCCAGCCGGCGACATCTGGGTATAGCTCGCCGTCAGTCTCTCCCTCAGCGTCCCTCACCAAGAAATCGAACCTCTCCGGCGCGGCACTCAGACGCTCGCGCGCTTTCATCAAAGCCTCCCCTATTTCCTTCTGCTTCCCGGCGTCGAGAGTGTTCACATTATCCCGCACCAGATCGACCAGAGCTTCCAGGTCTTCCGATGTTTTTGCATCAGCGAAGCCGTGGGCCAGCGCGCCCCACCACTGCGGGTTACGCTTGAGTATGTCTTCGACGCTCTTGGCCCAAACATTTCCCATCGACTTTTCTGATGGTGGCGGCGAGGCCGGCCCACGCTCCCGATGGGTTCCGTCCGTGTCTTCGCCCTTCACCACGATATTCAGCAGCGCGACGGTGAGATAGCGGATGGCAAAGGTCTGCGCGGCCCCGCCTTTCTGCTGAATACCCATGTAGGCATCTTTGTCGATTGGCTCCTGTTTCCTGGCGGTGAACGACCATCCGGTATCTTCGTGGATCAGTTCCCCCTCCACGATGATGTAGTCGGCGGTCTGCTCGATGGGCCGGAAGGTCAATCCGAACCCGTGCTTCGTCATGATCGGTCGAACCACTTCGTCGATGTCTTCCTGGGTGGCAAAGCCGTATTTTATGGTCCCCCCACGCTTCGTGACGGTATCCACCCTGCCCTTTTTCTCGATCTGCGGAATGTCGTGGTGCATCCGCACGAACGCCTGTTTGGCGGCAATCTCCCGGTCGCGATCTTTGGTCCGCTCCCACAGGGTGGTCAGCCGCTCAAGCACCTCTATGTTTCCACTGGTGGAAGCTTGCGCCATCATGGTCATGATGGATGGCACGGCCTGTTCTACTACCTTCCCGTTCCCGGTGTGCGTGATGTTGATCTGCGCTTCGGATGTGTCTGTCTGGCTCATGATTGAACCTCCTTCCGCTTTTTCTCTTTCCGCAGTCTGTCAAGTTCCCGCTTTGACCTGCCCTCTCGGATGCTGCCGGACAGGATGACCATGGCACCACACGGATGCAGCGCCCTGAAGTGGCCGCTTCCGGTCGGCGTCACCGTGTATCCGAGGTCACGAGCAAATCTGAGAACGGTGTCTCGCGCATTTCGCGATGTCATGACACCGCCAGGGTCTGGTTCTTCACCCACTTGATCCCCGGTATTGTCCGGCGTGGCACGCGAGTTTTCGGGTGGCGATCCGCCATCACCGCCTTTACCATCCGGTCGTCCACCGTGAGATATTCCTTGGGGACTTTGGCGATGTCCTCGACCTCGTATCCCCAGGTCTCCTTCACGGTTGCCTTTGAGCCATAGATGCCCCGCACCGGCTCCTTTTCCTCAAAGACCCGAGCGCGGTCCCGGCGAATGGTAAAATCCCGCAGGGCCGAACGGAGCGGCTCCACCGCTGCGTCGATCATCCCGGTGATGGTATTCGTCCAGACATCGACCTTTCTGCCGAGGGTCAAATACGGAGCCTTTTCCTCCTGGTGAAAATCCACGAAGGCCGAGCGGAGCGCCGCCACCATGCGGATGTTCTCGGTGAAAATACCAGCCGTCTCTTCGTCGCCGTCGTTGATGACAGGATGCTCCTGCCTGATCTGCGACAACGCCGGGGCGAGTTCTTTCCATCGGGTGAGAAGGTCCGAAGCGGCATATTCCAGCCACGCGAAAAGTTCTTCCGGCTTTGCCGTTTCGGGTCGTCGCGGCACATTCGCTATGGTGTCCATGGTTTCCTCGGTATCAGTGGTCGCAGGTTCATCGGGTCCATGCTGGTCCACGGGTTCAGGCACGGATGATCCGGGTCGTGCCTTTTTGCCCATTCCTTGATCCCGATCAGGTAGCCGTAATGTCGGTCGCTGACTTTCTCTCCCCATTCGTGGATGTGAACGATCTGCGGACAGTCAAACGGATCAGCCACCGTGTATCTGGCGCGGCTTCCATCGACCTCCGCGAACCACAGAAAATCTTCCTGGATGATCCGGCACGGCACCTTCCATCCCTTCCGAATGAGCGACATCCGATACAGTCCAGGCTCAATGACATCCGGTCGTCTTGCCTGTTCTGGCCGGTGCATTCTGGAACGCGCCATGTGCGGGATATTAGACAGGTTGTAGTTCGATTGTCAACATCTATTTCTCCATATTGACATATAGAAACCGCTTGCCGCATGGTCTGAATTTATGGGGGATCAGCGTCCAACCATGGTCCGGTGCCGAACCTTCACCGAGGTGCTGGACCTGTTTCCGAGCTTCACGTCGCTGGCGGCGAGCCTGCGGCTTCCCGCCTCCACGGTGCGTTCATGGAGCGTGAGAAACAACGTGCCGGTGGCCTACTGGCACGACCTTGTCGCCGCCGCGCGGGCCACGGGAATTCACCTGACCCTCCACCGCCTGAATATCTGCATCAAACAACAGGAGCCACAGGATGGCAGCCAACAACGATCTGATCTGCGAAGCCAGTCGCGTCTATCGCGGCGACCGGCGGACTATGGACAGTCACAACGGACGGCTCAGGGCACACCTGAAGCACTACGGCGAGCAAGGCGTTGACCTGAAGGCACTGCAACGGGTCAGCCGCGCATTCGGCAAGATGGAGCCGGAGGATTTCGTCAAGCTCCTGGCCACCGAACTCCACTACGCGAAGCTGATCCTGCGCGCCGAAGCCCAGCCGGAAATGTTCTTCGGGGAAGACAGCGATACCACGGTCAGCAACATGACCCGCTATAGCGACGATGTGATGACCGCTGAAAGCAGGGGATACGAGGCCGGGCGCCAGGGCGTGGCACGCGACGAATGTCCCTACCCAGAGGGTTCCGATCTGGCGAAATCCTGGAGGAAGTGGTGGAAGAACGGCGACACCCACCGCGCCGAGGTGAAGCCGGCCAGCAAGCCAGCAAATGCCAGCCGAAAGGAAGCGCGCAAGCGTCAAGCAAGAATGGCAGGCACCGAGGGTATTCAGTATTCCCCCAGGCGCAAGCGGCGTCAGCAGGCTGCGGAACAACAGGCCCAAACGGGCAAGCGGCGCGGCAGGCCGAAGGGCAGCAAGAACCGGCCAAAGGTGAACGGCCCCGAGGTGGTCGATTTCCCGGCACAGCTTCCGCCGGCAGCGTGACAAACCTTCCTCCCGGCGGGGTGTTGACGCTTGACCTCTCCACCATGGTCGGGTGGTGCTATGGGCCAGTGACGGGGAAACTCCCACTGGCCACTGGCACATGGGAACTTCCCACGTTCGACGGAACCAAGCTTGGACTTGGCTCCAAGGTTCCCTACGGAACCAAGGGTCACCGAGGCATGTCCCTGGAAAATAGCCTGATCCAAGACTTCCTCTGCGTCGGCAAGAATGAGATCGTGCTACCCAGCCTGATCATCGTAGAGAAGCCGTTGCCTCCCCAGGCGCAGACCCAAACGGAGACCTGCGCTTTGCAATACGGGCTTTCCTTTCTGGTCGAAAAGAATGCCTATGTCGCGAGTGTGCGGTATTCCGAGATCGAGGTCTGGAACGTTCGCCGCGAGGTATTTGGGGAGGCGGTTCGGGTAAGCCCGAAGCAACTGAAATCGACGATCCTCAAGCTGATCCGGCAACGGGGTATTCCCGCCAGAGATCATCACCAAGCCGACGCCGCCGCAATCTGGTTGTGCCACAAGCAGCGCTCCACCCACGGTGCCGGTCCTTTGTGGGAGGAATACGCGGCATGAAAATCAATGACCTCATCCTTGTCGCCATCATGGCGGAAATCGAGGATCATGCCGGGGACTGCAAGATCGAAATCCACAAGATTGTGCCACTGGATTATCCCCAACAGGTGAAGGTCGCGCTGGCCTTCGAAACCATGCTGGACAACATCGAGGATGCCATTCGAAATGCCAGCGACATTGGATCAACGTGATCGGGAAAAGCTGATCAAGCTGCTGGGAATGATCGGCTCGTCAGCGGACGGCGAGGCGCTCAACGCCGCCCGTCTGGCGAACAAGCTCGTTTCCGACCGGGGACTGACCTGGGGTCAGGTGCTCGCTGTCAACGGTGCCCAGGTATGGCCCCAAGGGGCACACCAGACCGTCTGGCCGCAGTCGTCCTGGTCGCCTCCACCGCCTCCCAGACCGTCGCAGATGGAGCGGTGGAGGACCGTGGCCGACTTCATCAAGACCTACCGGGCGGCTGAGATTAACGATTGGGAACAGCACTTTCTGGCCAGCATCTTGTCCAAGAGATCAGCTCTCACGCCGAAGCAGATGGAGACCCTGGTGAAGATCGGTCAGAAGTGCCGTATCATCGTTGACTGACCAACTTCTCTCCTGATTTCAACAGGATGCCGTGCCGGCTTCAACCGGTCTGTGCGGAACAGCAGAGAATTTGGGGGTTGACTGGTGAGGTCCGGGGTGTAGGCTTTTCCCTTCGACCCGACCTAGGTTCGTGCCTGAAATAGAACCGGCCCCGCTTGTCTAGAGCGGAGCCGGCAGACTTGGAGGTTGTGCGCCTACCAAGGAGGAAAAACGACCACCCTCCACGTAGCGCACTTCCTCCGTCATTGCAACAGGAGGAAAGCGCAAATGTCTGAAAATTCCGTGACAGCCCTCGATACCACCACCGACCAGCTTCTCGCTGAATGGCGGCGGCAGCTTCTGGTTGTGCCGCGTTTCGAGCGGTGGCACCGGACGGTGTGCCTGATCTCCAACCTGCTTCACAGCCTCGCCGTGGTCGAGGATTGGGAGGCCGGTCAATGACTGGCACAGAAATTGCTCTCGCGCGCACACCCCTTTCTTCTACTTCTTCTACCTCTAACAACCAAGATAATAATTACAATCCTTTTGATACCAAGAAAGGGAAGGGAAGACGTAGTGATGGAACTAATCCCAGAGCACTAGGAACCAACCCTAAAGCTCTCGGAACTAACCCAAGAGCATTAGGCACCAATCCAAAGAAAATTGGAATTATCGTTCCGCAGGACTGGCGTCCTTCCCAGAGTGCTTGGACCTTTGCCACCAAGCTTGGATTTGGGGAAAGGGAACTTGCCCAATTCATCCGCTACAACCGGCATAAAAGGTATCACGCATTCAAATGGCAATGGAATAAAATTTTCGTCGGATGGTGCAAGAAAATCCATCAGCGGAAGGAGGAACGGTCGGCACAACCGACAGAGACACCGATGGGACAATTCGGCGGGTCATTGCTTGATGGGAGAAAACTCGGGATGTGGGAGACGGTGTGGTGATCGAGAAGAACCTGTTCGACCTCCTGGATGAACACGGCATTCCCCGCCTCAAAAGCTACCAGCCCGGCTACACCGAGAAACTGATCTGCCCCAAATGCGGGGGTGGAAGAACCCGAGACCACTGCCTGTCCGTGACCATCTCCGACGATGGCACAAACGCCATGTGGCAGTGCCACCGTGGAAACTGCGATGGCTTCTCCGGCAAGGTGTTCGTCAAGGGCGGGCACTTCGAACCAAAGCCCAAGCCTCGCCCAGCCAATCCGTTCGCCGATGCCGAGGTTCCCCAGGATCAGCCTGTTTATGCGCCGCCGTGGTATTGGGACTTTTGGGCCAACCGGCACATCGGGAAAAAGACCCTCGACGATCTCGGCATCCATTTTTCAGTTCATCCCGTCTTAGCTGACAGCATCGTCTTCCCGTATCGGTGGAAAGGGAGGCTGGTCAATCGGAAATTCCGATCCCATCCGAACAAGGACTTCCGCAACGACGCCGGGTCGCAGCCGACGCTGTTCAACGTGGACAGCATCGATCCCAAGGAACCGCTGTATTGGGTCGAGGGAGAGATCGACGTTCTGACCATGCACGAGATGGGCTACCCGCACGTCGTCTCGTTGCGCGACGGTGCACCGCAGAAGGTCGGCCAGGGCGACAAGCGGTTCGAGGCACTGAATACCCACGCCGACGCGCTGCACAAGGTCGGCACACACATCCTGTGTCCCGACGCCGACAAGCCGGGTGAGGCGTGGCTGGAAGAACTCAGCCGGCGTCTGGGCCGGCACAGGTGCAAGATCGTGCGCTGGCCTGCGGGGCGAAAGGATGCCAACGACACGCTCTGCATGGCCGACGACGATGAACGAAATACCATCGAGTATTGCACCTCCCACGCGCAGCGGTTTCCGCTTCAGGGCATCCGCGACATTTCCGAGCGGGTGATCGAACGGGCGTTCACCAGAAAGCAACCCGACGTTCTGACCCTCGGGGTCCAGTCCATCGACAGCACGCTGAAGTTTCCCGCCGAGGGAAAGTTGATCGTGGTGAGCGGCGTGCCGTCCCACGGAAAGTCCACGTTCATGCGCTTCGTGACGGTCAAGACGATCCAGCACTACGAACGGAAATGGCTGGTGTTCGTGCAGGAAGACGACTTCCACGACTACGTCATCGACGTGGCAAAAATACATGCCGACAAGATGTATTCCGAGGTGACCAGGGAAGACCGTGGCGAGGCCGGCGCTTCGTTCATGAACGGCGGTCTGCGGATTTTGATGTTCGACGGCGAGCGTGATCCACCAACCATCGACACGATCTTGGAGCGGGCACGATTGTCCATTCTTCAGGACGGCACCACAGACCTGTTGCTCGATCCGTTCAACGAACTGGAAGATGCCTACGAGCATGGCGACCAAAGCCAGACCCAGCACATCGGCCGCACGCTGCAACGGCTCAAAGCCTTCGCCAAGGAATATTCCTGCAACGTCTGGGTCATCGCCCATCCGGCCAAGCCGTCCAACGGTGAGCGCCATCCACCGGATGGATATTCCTGTGCCGGCTCGGCGAATTGGGCCAACAAGCCCGACCTTGGTTTTTCGGTCTGGCGTCCCGGTCCAATCGGCGACGTGGAACTTTACGTCTGGAAGAGCCGCACCCAGCGATGGGGTAGCGCGAAGACAGTCGCGAAGGCGTGGTTCAACGCTTCGATTGGCACCTACCACACACCCACACCGAAGGAGACCGAACAGGCACCAACAGACACACCCGGTTGGATCGACTGAAAGGGAGGACGCCATGAACCGCGAGACTGAGGTTGTTGAGCAAGCCATGCGAGACTTGGAAGAGGAACTGGACACCCGCTTTGACATGCACGAACGCATTGCCGTTCAGCACGTTCTTGAACGGCTGGTTGATGAAGCACCCAGGAGGTATCAGCCATGGCACTGATCGAACTGCCGCAGATCGAGCATGTTTGGGTGTGCCTCTGTCGTGCTGAAACTGTCTGTCGTCCTGAGGATTTTTACCCCGGCGCTGTCTACCAGTGCCCCGGTTGCGAACGTGTGTGGGCATGCGTTAGTCCCCGGAGAGGCGGAAAAGCCTGGGTCAGAGTGACCGACCAGGATGCAGAATTCCATCGGCTAATGGATGAGGATGACTAGCAATGGCACTGAATTACGGAATACACGGCAGCAGGGCTGCCAGGGATCAGGGTATTTCTCTGGTCTCGGGAAACGCCACGTCCTTCATGGCACGCGGCATGGAATACATCCAGAAGCTTCCGCCCGGTGATTACACCAGCGAGGATATTAATGCCCGGCTGGACATCGCCGGCATCAAGCCGCACACCCCAAAGGCGTATGGGGCGCTGACTTCCCATGCGGTGCGGCTCGGTCTGCTGGAAGATACCGGGCGGGTGCGGCAGATGAAGAAATACAAGAGCCACGCCCGCCGCACGCCGGTCTGGCGCCGGCCGGCTTGGTGATGGCCAAGGGAGGCAGACCAGCCGTTCCGGACGAACTGGTGCCGGCGGCGATCCGGATGCTGATGACCTACGGTCCCACGGCGGTCATGGAGGCGCACTGGCGTGATCCGGATGACACGACACCGAACGCGGCACGGAACGCCAGAGAGGTCAGGGGGTTCCGGTCTTACGATCCGCTGCGGTGGTCGCGCCGCCGGCATGGTGACGCCAGTTCGATCACCGAGCTTCACATCCATGCCGCCGACCGGCTTCGACACGCCGCCGACGTGGCACGCCTAGGAGGGCTTCCAGGGCCGTTGCCAGGGTGGGGCGCCACCCCTACCCAGGCCGGCCGCTACAGCCCGTCCACGGGCTTCCCCGCCGCCGCACGGGCCATGTTGCGGGCCGACCGGGAATACCGGAGAGCCATGAGCATTCTGATACCGTCCGAACAGGAGATCATCGTCGTGGTCGTGCTGAGAAACGTCAGCATTGCTGCCTGGACGCGGCTTCGAAGATACCTCGGGGACCGGACCCTGCCGCAGACCGAGACGGCCAAGCTGGTTGGCGCTTTGGACAAGCTGGTTGACCACTACGACACCGAGATCAAGGAAGACATGGCATTCGGGAGGGTCGAGGTATGAAGCTGCCGACCAGCGCTTCCCAGCCGGTCATCGATCTGCTGCGAGAGATCAATGAAACCGCCAATCGGAAAAAGGTCGAAGACCTGCGGGATCAGATCAACGATATCCTGGTCGATGAGAACCGATGCGACAGCATGTTTGCCATGGTTCTTGTGCTGTCGGGAATGGCCATCGATCAGCCGGAAGAGAACTGCCAGGAAATCATTCTGCAATCATTCTACACGCTCGCGAGACAGGTCATCTATTTGTGGGAAATGAAGCAGGACGGGAACCATCGCCGGAATTTCCAACCGTAGACGCCCCGTGACGCCCCTGTGTGGCCAGAAAATGCTGTAGAACACTGGAAATATCGGATAATTCCGAAACTCTGCACGACAGAAGGCGCTGGACAAACCGAAAAAATGCGCCGAGAATAATCAGGAAGGACACGCAACCAGGAGAACGAACATGAATAAGAAGATGCAGGTTCCGTGGGTAAACCAAGCTACGTTGACCAAGGCCGAAATGGAGAAGGTTCGCACGAATTGCGAACCGCGTCGGCCAACGATGTGCCTTAATACCAAGATGGTGAAGCTCGGTGCCGAGAAAAAGGGAAGGATCGTGCGTGGAGTAAGCACCTTGAATGGGTTCGTTCATTGGTCTGAACAAGAGAAAGACCTTACGTGGCATATGTGGCGCGCGAAATTGCTGCTTCCGTATGCGGAGAAGATCGATGTCTACGATACGGACGGCAAGCAATTCACATTGCCAGCAAAGCCGCCGTTTGGTCCGGTGGAATACCGGGGGCCGTGTCGGCCACGCCGGGGCACGCCAGAGGGTGCCAGATTGGCCAGCAAGAAATTCCAGGAAAGGAAGGCGGCCGGATTGGCTCAGTCACGGAAGAAGTATCGCAATTTGCAAGCTCCCGAGGTGATCAGGATGGGAGAGATGGAGCGGGAAAGGGAAAGCTTGCCAGAGGCCGAGCTAGTTCCTACCTTCTGATCCCCTTCGGGGTGTGGTGTCCTTCCACAGAGAGCCGGGCGATCCCGTCGCTCGGCTCTCACCACATCTGGCGCGAGAAGGGGCTTGACCGCGCAAGATGAGCGAAGGCATGCTTTCCCTATCGTCGCGGGATCGCACACCTTGGAGCCAGCTATGTGACCTGCTAGCGCAGCATTATGAATGGATACGGAATTGGTGTGCTACCTGTTGGGCATCCAGCGACGCGGGTAGAAGCCGGGATAGTCTTTTCCTTCTTGCCACCACTCACGAGCAAGTTTCGGCGCTCTCAGTAGGGCCGCGTCGCGTTCTTCCCCTAGAGACAGCAGGTGGAAGTAGGCTCTGAATACCAAGGCACGATGTTCCCCCACCCGCATGTCCAGGTGGCGGTCAGTCTTTGGAAGCATAGGGCTGCACCTTTTGTCCGAGGAAATCGAGGTCAAGAACATTCAGGTTGTGGCGTTTGCACCAGACCTGAATACCCTGTTGCGTCCAGCCGACCTCAAGCCGTGACCACGTTTGCGGCGAGACGCCGGCGGGCATTTCCTTCAGGCACCTGGCACAGTGCATGAACTGGAAGATGCGGTTGGGATGGTCGGTCATATCGGACCCTCCGCATCACACCACACACACCGGCCGTCTACACCGTAGCGGTGCCTTCCGCTCGGCACACGGCAGGAAGTTTCTGATCTCACCGGCTTCGGTTCGACCAGATCGTCCACCTTGTGCTTGATGTATGCCTGATCGTCGGAGAACGTGACCCACGAACGAACGTCGGGGAAGATACGCTGTCCGCATTCAGGGCAGAAGTTCGGCAGCCGGGGATTAACCCAGCATAGCAGACAGATGCAGCATTCTGTGCGAATGAGCCGGAAGTGCGCTCTGGTCAGTGCCATTCCATTACTCCCGTCTGCTGCATCAGCCAGTGCTGGACGACGACGTGGCGGTAGTGCCACATCGCCGGGTAGAAGGTGGTTGTGGTCATCAGAAACAGCTTCATTGTTTCAACCTCTGGCTGACATTGATCTTGGTGTCCGGACCAATACCGTCCTTTAGGGTTTCCGCGCAGTGTGCTTCGGTTTCGCCGGAGAAAATCATGACATCGACCGGCAGCCCAACTTCGCGACCGATGATGCGGATGAAGCTGTCACCCGGCTCTTTGCGGAACTGGTCCAGGTTGGCGAAACTCAGGCCGATCACCAGGATGCTTTTTCCGGTTCCGTCTCTCGCAATTGCTTTGATCATGAGGATTTCCTGTCCAGCTTGATGTCGTGGGTGCGGTGGCCGTATGATCTACCGGTTCTTATGGCATCGACCAGTTCCTCCATCAGTTCAACAAACTCATGAGGGGGTGTGGTCGAGACCACGCGATTTTTCTTTTCTCCCGCCAGTCGATAGATCAGCAGCCAGTCACCGTCATCGCCTATTGCCTTGGCGAGAAACTGACCTACGGCATCAGCTATGAATTCATCCTCTTTGTCTTCGGTCATTTGGTGTCCTTTTCCTGTTTCCAGCGAAGTGCTGGTGCAGAGAGCCACGCCCCACGGGACGCGCTCCCTGCATCAATGCTTCGTCTCCGCAGCGTCTTTTAAGGCGGTGAGTTTGAGGATTAATTTCACTAGCATCGTCAATAGGCTCGACCGAATTTCTGCGGTGTCCTTGTCGTCTTCCCCATAATGCCCAGCAACCCATATGGCGGTTAGTTCGGCGAGAACTGCGCCCTGTATGGCTGAGGACTTGCCAGCCAGGATCGGCTTGATCTGACCGATCAGAGCGATTATTTCCTCTACGTCTTTCTTGGCGAAATCGGTCATCAACGCACCTCGTAGTGGGAACGGTTGGACTTGAAGCTCTTCCGCTGTTCCTCGGTAGCATTGACCAGTGTGTCCGCGATCCAGATCGACCGACCCGTGGCGTAGTTTCTCGGGTGTCCCATGCGGATGTGGAACTGCGGACTTGCGTGGTGCCCGCCCAGACCTTCGCTCCGCTCCCGATGACCGCGTGCCAGAATAGCCGTGACATACGGCTCACTAAGCACCCGGTCGTAGTGCGGGATCGGCGGCTTCCGGCTTTTCATCCTGGCACGTTGCAATTTCTCCGGTGGCCGAACTGTCTCCCGATCCACCCCGCGCGTGGCGAGGATCATCAGGCAACAGATAATCGGGTCACCGATATTGCAGCTTGCCGCCTCGTGGGCCGATTGTCCGTTGTTCTGCAAGGCACGGAATTCATCGTCGGCGACGAACCGCAGAATAGACGGTGCCACTTGGGAAATATGGTCAACGCCAAGTTCCGGTGGCGGCACCATGAACATGCCACGGTCACCGATTACCAGGAGTTGCTGGTAACCGAGCGTCAAGGGCTGAAGCTCGCAGACTTCGAAGGTCGTGTCGGAAGGACGATTGACCAGATAGACCGCTATCGCCTTGGTTTCTGGCAACACCACTGGCTGAGGGCCTGCGCCCTTCCAGATGAGGTTATGATCCCAAGTGTGGTAGCAAATCCACGGGTCGGAAAATGGGAAACCCAAGGCTCCCATATTCCACATCTTCCCGCCACGCTTCGCGCATTCCGAGATGACCAAGTTCGGCAAGTGACCGAAGTCGATGACCCTGCCGGCTGTCACCGCATCGCGGCACCGAAGGGAGATCAATTCAACCTCCCTCTGTGTCGAGGCGTATTCACGGCTCTCGGGAAGCAACCGCATGTTCGATGACTGGAAACCGGTGACGCGAAAATCGAGCACCGCGTCCCGCATCTGCGTGACGGTTGGTCTCCACTCCATGTCCAGCGACATAGTTAGCTCCTGCCCGAAGATCACCTGACCTTCGGGAGTTCTCATTAGTCTCGGTTCCATTTGGTGTCCTTCTCTGTGTCCCCTGGTCGGGGCGAGGACAGCACCGATGCCGGCGCTGCCTTCGTCCAGATCAGCGAATATCAACCTTTTTCGCCGCGCCTTGCTCAAGAGCGGCTTTGAGTATCTGTTGGGCGGCATCGCGTTCTTCGAAGGTTGGCTCCCTTTCCGGCAGAACCTCGGCAAAACTTCCCATTATGAAACTCTGCGGGTCAGAGGTCTTTTCATCCTTTACCCCGGTGCATTTGCCTTTCGCGTTTCTTACGACTTCGGCTTGTGCCACGGCGGTAAGGCGTTCACCGGTATCGTCGTTGCGCCATATGATCTGTGCTATGACGACTTCTTGGCGATCTTCCCGTTGGCTCGGCATGACCTCGGGATATTCTGGGTCCGGTTCTCCTGGCTTGCTGCTCGCAATCCAGGCTTCGCCGATGAAGGCGACGGCGAACCCGTTGTCGGCTATACAGATGAGCCGGGCCATTTCCCGGTGTCCGCGTTTTTCCTTGTCGTCGTAGTTGTTCATTCCGCCGACACCTATCGGGGTAACTCTATGGGCGGCATGAACCACGAATAGCGGCATAAGGTGTCCTTCTTTGGTGATACACCGCTTGGCATATTCTAGATCAAGCCGAAGTTGTTTGGCATAATCGAACTTTCCCTTGGCGATGTTTGGTCCGGTTTTTCTCGGCATCTGGTGTCCTTCCTGTTCTCCCCTGGTCGGGGCGGTGACAGCCACGGAATATCCTTGGCTGCCCCCGTCTGGATCAGGGCAAATACCTCTCAGCGACGTTCTCGCGCTTAATGAACTTCAGTAGGGCTGAATAGAATTCTTCCAGCCGTTGCTCGCCGTCCTGTTGCGACAGCCGTTGTTGCCAATGCTCCAGGAAATCCCAGGCATTGATCAACGCTCTTTCCCGGTCATAGAACATGAGCGGCCGCCAGCAGTAATCCAGCGACAATTCCGACCACCAGGAACAGGCTGAAGCCGCCCTGTCCTGGCCGTTCCCGATCCCGCCTTCTCTCGGTGATTTCGATGTTGACCACCACGCGCCGGGGCGGCCCGCCTGAAGGCGGGGGAGGATCGTTGTGGAAGGAATTGCCGTCCAGTAAGTAGTCGAATGAGCCACGCTTCGGCTCCTTGTTCTTCAGCATATGCCCAACTCCTTCTTGGTCCGATCAACCAGATTTTCCCACTCCTTGCAGGCATCTTCCAGCCAGTTGATTGACTTGGCCGATCCCTGAAATTCGTAGGTATCGCGATCAAAGTGAAGACCGTTGAGCACCTCTCTTGCCGCCGCTCTCATCGAACAGGCAACATCATACATCAATTGCTTGTTCGCTTTCATAGCGACGGCCTGATCTTCAGTTCTTTTCGGCATGGGTTTGGTGTCCTTCTCTATTCCCCGACCGACTGGTCGAGGCGACAACAGCACCGCGCAAGGCGGGCTGTTCCCGTCAGGATCAGCACGACAGTCTGGCGACCGTCAGTGGTATCTCCGGTGGTTGCCGTCGGCGGACCAATTTACTTCGTGCCAGTCCGCGACCGGCCCAGGCACGGTCAGAACCGGCACGGCCAATGCCCCGATGATCCCAGCGGACGCCCTGCCCTCTACACCGGCCAGGACGATCAGCGTGCCACGAGTAAGGAGCGTGGCCTTTTGGTTCGGGAACAGAACCGGCTCCTTGGTATTATCGAGGCGATCAAGGCTGCTTTCGAATTCGGCAATTCCCTGTTCCCCCAGGCGGGTTGCCAGGGTGACAAGGGCGCCGTGGCTGTCAGCTTGAAGAATGAAAGACGCCATGGTTGACCACAGTGCTGCCCGGTCTTCCAGGTCGGTATTATTTATCTCTGGGACCGGGTCAGACCACCGAAGCATGTCGCAGATCATTCCCCGGTTGGGGGAGGCAAATACCACATGCCGCCCATAGCAGGCCGGGAGTGCTAGTTTCCCAGCTTCCTCTGAAGCGATGGCATCGACAACCTCCTGCAAGGTCGGAATACAGCGACGCAGTATTCGCTTCGTGCTCGGCTTTTGCGCGCGGCCTTTCACCACATCCTCTAAGGTCATGGTGGCGACGTGTTCTCCTAGTGTCATGGGTTGGTGTCCTTCTCCGTCCTCGACTTCTGGTCGAGGCGGCGACAGCGCGGCTTCCCGTGCTGTCTCCGTCCAGATCAGGGTCGTCTCCTGATGACGTCATAATCGTCGTGAACAACGAAGCCGCGTGAGGCGTCGCCGCGTTCATGCTCCGGTCGCCACCAGCGTTTGCCGCCACAGTCCGAACAGACCCAATTATCCGGATCGTCCGGCCCAGCGTCCGGCCACGGCAGCCATTTCGGTGGACCGTGGTTCGGTTCGAAGTTGTGGACGCACCCGGCGATCCTGGAATAATCGCGGGCTTCCTTGTTGTGGCAGTAGTGACCACGAACTTCGTGCCGGCGACGCGGCACAGCGTCACCCGCCGGGGTGCCGATCAGCCTTAAGGTCGGCACCGGATCGATCTCTATGGTCACCGTGGTATGTGCCATGTAGGCCCGGAACTTGCCGCTGATGAAGCCAGGGGCATTCGGCAGAGAGTTCCGGTAGCTGGTCAGCGACGGCCGGTTGAGCATCAGCAGGATCGCGATGATCGTCCGAAAGTCGCCAATCGTGCCACGTGCCATGGACGCCATGCCGCCGTCAGCGGTCCATTTATGGTAGGATGGATGGGCCGGATTGAGCGGCGTCTGTTCCATGACGTTGAACTCTCGCAGCACGCGCCGTTCGTCGTTGGTCAGGTTGTCCCAGGTTGATCCCCACATAAGCATGTCGAGGCTCATCCGAGAGCACCCGCACAGACGGGCGAATTCCAACTGATCGTCTATCGGCCATTCGGTTCTTAGTCGATACTGCATTCCGGTCACCTGCGGGTCAGTGACCGGGTTGGCCACCGTGCCGCCGCAGATGGTATTGATCCGATTATGGTCGATCAGATACCCGACCGTGTGATCGGCACTGTCAAGTTCGCCATACCAGCCGGTATTTTCATACCGTCCTGGATCAGCGTCGCGTAGCACCTTCCAGTAAATCCACGAAGGCCACTCTATCCAGGTGACCTCGAAAGGTGGTCTGGCGAAGCCGTGTTCCCGCACCAGAAGTGAAGGAATATCACGCACGACCTGGGCAATACGCTCCGCGGCCCGCTCGTCAAAGACGAACTTATGGGCGGCACGCATGGAGCGTTGAAGCATGTCCATGGTTTTCGGATGGACGAACCGCTCCTTGGCCGAAAACTTATGAGCCAAAAAGCGGTCAGCCAGTATTGGCCCCCGCTTGGTAGGTGTTTTGGCCATGTTGTGTCCTTCTGTTCTCCCCGAGCATGTCTGATCGAGGCGGAAACAGCCATGCTGCTTCCGTCCGGATCAGGCAAAGAAAAGGGGAGCCGAAGCTCCCCACAAAGTCTGGGTCGGATATTTTCTGCCGGTCTACGCCGACCGACGCCGCAACAGGGTCAGGCCGATCAGGCCCATCCCGAGGATCACAAGCGAGGCAGGCTCCGGCACGGCCGTCGCCGAAGCACTGATGTCACCCGCAAAGCTGGCATTGAAGGCGCCAATTGTGCTGCCGTCCAAGGCAAGGGTGGGCAGCAGATTGGTGAACGCCAGATTGAACGAGCTTGGGGGCACCAACTCGTTGGCCGGAATGACGTTGCTGGCCAACGTGAGGCTCTCCGGGGGGTTGTTGACATTGACTGTCAGACCCGGCCCACCATTTGCCCCAAAGGCGGCATCGGTGAACGTGCCAGAGAGGAAGTTACCCGTGCATCCGGCAGCACTTGAGATACAGAAGCTTCCCGAGTAATGCTGGATGATGTTGCCCGCTACCGTGATTGCCGCATCGATAGAATGCGCGGAGAGGGTCATCATGGCGCCAGGAATGGCACCGAGAATACCGCCGCCCAGCAAAGCTAGCTGGTTGGTGTAACTGATATTCGTCACGGTGCCATTGTCGGTCGCTACCACGGTATTCGTCGTGGCCTCCTGAGCGAAAGTCGTAAGCAAGGCGGCTTCCGCTACTGTCGGCAAGGCCACGGCGATGGTGGAGGCAAGCAAAAGTGCCTTCATCTGGTTTCCTTTCGGGTTGGTGTGAACACTCAGTCTCCCCGGCTTTGCTGGCCGAGGCCGGAACGCCCGCCACAGTTTCCTGTGGGGACGCTCCGGTCAAGGTCAGATTTCTACCGTCTCCGGTGGCTGGCATCTATAGGTTCGATGTCGGTCTCAACCTGACGGGGATCGCGGCCCTGTTGTATCCGCGATATCCTGGCGGGCAGGATGATATCCCGATTGCAGTCGTCGCAGCACCGGCCATGGTTGATCGGCTCCGCGTTGTTCCCGAACCGGGTGTATGGCCGCCCGCAGATCGTGCAGGCTCCGTTCTCATCCATCCTTGTTCTCCTCTTCCTTGCGCGGCATTCCGGAAAGAAGCTGACCGTAGGTGTGGAGCACCTCGGTCACCGGCTTGCCGTCTCGGAAGAACGTGATGGTTCCCGCCGCCTCTGAGGCGCGAGAGTTGCCCCAGGCGTCGAACTCGGCACGATCCATCCAAATGATGTTCCGACGCAGCCATTCGACGGTGACCACCGGATCGACCGTGTAGTAGCCTCCCGGCACGTCTTCGTCTTCGACCTCTTCGCCCACAACCACACCGTTGCCGGCCATTGGCTGGTCGGTGCGGAATGCGCAGAAGAAAAAGTGCATGGTTGGTTTCAGCAAGCCTTCCTCGTCCACGAACATCACATCTCCAGACGGGAACCGAAAGGCCGCTTCGATCCAGCCACCGATATAGTCACCGACGGTAGGAAGCTCGCCTTCGGCACTTTGTATGCGATATTCGACCTCACGGATTTCCCGCTTCACGGCATCAATGAGAATTGCCTTCATGGGTATTTGGTGTCCTTCCATTCAGTTTCCCCAGGCTGGCTGAGGCGAGGACAGCCACCGGCCTGAGCCGGCGCTGCCTTCGTCTTAGTCAGGGTCTATCGGCTCGTCGTGATCGTAGTTCGGATCGGTCAGAACCTCTGGCCGGAACGCGGCCAGCTTCTCCTTTTCGCATTTCCCGCACATGTATCCGAGAGGAATTCCCCTCGCATCCAGTCCGACCCACGGCCACTCGCCGCTGCCGCACGGGCATTCAGTCAGCATCGCCATCATGGTTCTCCGTCGTGGCCAACGGCTTTCTGGTCCGCCACGCCATCGACGGTGCGATGGCGTCCGGCGTATTCCCACTGGACCTGATGGAAGCGTTCGATATTCGCGATGTCACGAATATCCAACTTGAACCCCAGAGCCAAGTAGATTAGTTCCAAATCGCCTTGGTTGAGCCGGTCGAGGTTGGGCAAGGTGGCATGAGGGATGCCACAGTGCTCAATGATCCACTCACGGATGACGCGGACCAGTTCGTATTTGTCTGGCCGCATCTTGGGAGGAAGCGACATCACGCTGCCTCCCGAGGGTCTTCAGTATTTATCGGCATTTGGTGTCCTTTCCAAAGTCCTCGGCGAACTGGCCGAGGCGGCGGTAGCCACGACAAGCGCAGCTACCCCCGTCCAGGTCAGATCAACTTGATCTCGACAGAAGTGACCGTGTAGGGGCCGTTGCAGCCAAGGCCGGGAGAGCCATACACGGCCTTCCCGTGGGTCAGTTCCCAGAAGCTTTTCTGCCGAGCCTGAAGGTAGACATCATCAAGCTCACCTTCGCAGATCGACTTTGTCTCCCAGGTCTGGCCCTTGGCAGCGGTGCCACGAAGGGTGCAGTTGTAGAGGCGGATCATGCCGGCCTCCTTATGAACTCTCGGCCCGGCCTGGACCGAATACCATGGATCAGATCGTCATGTTCTGTAGCGAACCGAACCATGGCACGGCGAAGGTCCAGCATCACGTCGCAGATTTTCCGCAGGCGATCCACCTCTTTCTGATCCATCGGAAACTCCGACAACTGCGCCATGGCATCACAGAGGTTCGATACCATCGCGTTCATCCGGCCCAGGATCAGGTCTTTCTGATCGGTCTCTTTCTGGTATTTCGCCATCAACAAAGCCATGCTGGAACGCGCTTCTCGCGCTTCAGCCTTCGCCTGTTGCAGCGGTGTAGGGTTTCGAGGCATTTGGTGTCCTTCCGTTCTCCAGCGCAAACGCTGGTGCAAAGAGCCACGGGCCATTGCTGACCCGCGCTCCTTGCATCAAGGTTTGTTTGCTTCTCGCGCTATCCGCTCGTCTTCCTTCGTCGCATAATGAGGAAGTTCGCGCAGAGAAAGGCGGGGCCTTCCAGGCTTTTTTGGCCCAGGTGTTCTTTCCCGTTTCTTTTCCGGTGCTCGCTTTCCCAGCCTATGGGCTTTGGTAGGCGCAAAAAGTGTGAGTTTGCCGTAGACAAACCGTCCTTCGGTATCGAATTGACGAATGACTTCTGGCCAGTGGTTGACGTATCTCAGCCAGTGTTTTGCCCCTTCTTCTAGCACATAAGCTCGGTATTTATAGACTATCGCTGCCCGAGCGCCTTCGCGCATTAACGAACGAGCCCAAGGGCAGTCGCACGGATCGTTGGGGCAGGCGCCCTTGATATCAACAAGAAGAGCCACGACAGGTCTATTCTTCTTCGCGTCCACTATGGGTAGTCCTAGAAAGGCTGGATGGTTTCTCATCATGGATGCCATTTGGTGTCCTTCTCTGTTTCCTGGTCCGGGTCTGGCCCAGGCGGAAACAGAAACGGCCCCCGAAAGGGCCGCTCTGCTACCGTCACGGTCAGATCATCCCCGCCGCGTGATGGTCACGTCGTATCCCTTGTCCACGATTTTCTGGATCAGAATTTCCAGGTCTTCGTGATCGTCGGGGAAAAGCATGTGCAACAGCTTTTTCACCTTGGCGGGACGCGGCTGGGCGTTGCCGTTCTCGATCTGCGACAGATAGCCATTGGACAATCCGGCACGTTCCGCGAGAGCGGTCTGAGACAAACCGCGTTCCTCACGGGCTTGCCTGATCTTTTCGCCCAGGTCGGGGCTGTCGAAATTCACCATGGTCAACCTCCTGTCTTCCACCATCGGCCGTGATCGCCCAGAGTGTATTTCTGGCCGACCCCGACGCCGAGGCCAAAGCCGAACAGAAGATGGCATCTCAGGCACATCATTGCCCACGGCCCCCGACGGGTTGCTCCATCAACAAAGTCGGTGTTGAGGGAGCCGCGGCAGATGGCACAGGCAACAGGCTTGCTGCCTTGCCAGTAAAGCTTGGTCATTTGGTGTCCTTTCCGTTTCCCCCGATCCGCTGATCGAGGCGGTGGCAGCACCGCACAGCGGCGGGCTGCCCCCGTCCGGATCAGATCATTCCATCCAGAAACAATTATACCGTTCGCGTTTCGCCATCCGGCACTTCAGGTTGTTCGCCTCGGCGATCCCTCGCAGATAGGCGAACCACTTCGCACTGGTCTGACCCGTGTGATCGCTGAGTTCCTTTCTCGAAACCCCCTGCGGCCGGCGAGATTGCTCGACTGCCCAATCGACGAACCCGGCGGGCAGTTTGGAGAGGCTGGGACCGCCCTTGATCTCCGGCCCCCGGTATTCCCCAGGCTCGACTTCTTCCGGCTTGGGAGAAGCCTCAGCGGCCTTCCTGGCAGCCTTCTTCGGCGCCGGCGCTTTCTTCGCGGTCGGTGCCGCCGCTTTCTTCTTCTTCGCAGCCTCGATACGCACGACGTTGCTTCCTTCATCGTCAGGAAGCGGACGATCAATCAGGCACCACTTGCCTTCAGCATTCTGTCCCGGCATGTGGTCGGCACCGAGCAGACGCAGACCGGAGCGCTTGAACTCCTTCTCCATGTCTTCCTTGCTGTCCCATGTCCGAGTTTGTGCCTCGACAATGGTCATGCGTGTAGCGGCCATGAATGTGTCCTTCTGTCCGTGGTGGAAATTCCCGGGACTGGCCCAGGCGGAAAAAGCGTGGGGCAGAGGTTTCCCCCTGCCCCGAGTTGTTTCCGTCACGGTCAGTCAGATCAGGCGCGCTTGCGCACTGCGATCTTGGTCAGCTTGAACACCGGCTTGCCGCCAGAGACGCTGTAGGCGAGGCCGTTGCTCGTGGCCAACCGTTCTACCCATGGCCGCCACGCCACTTGGTTCTGTCCGGCTCGGCGCGCCAGCATGGCCCGCGTTACCCCTCCCGGACTGGACGCCATCTCCAATACCATCTTCGCGAAATCCTTCGGCAGGATGGTATCGTTGACCGGCGGCATCGGCGTTCTGGCTTTTCTCGGCGCTCTGGCTTTTCTTTCTGCCCGAGGCTTCCGAGCCGACTTCTTCGCTTCCCGGCCCGGTTTCGGGCCTTGACGCCCCCCGGCCACTACCTTGAACTTCTCTGGCACCGCAGCCATGCGGGCTGAGGCGCTGTTCTTTTTCTTGATTACGGTCTTAGCCATTGTCTTAACCCTCTTGTTCGAAGACGCACGCCCGCAGTCGGGACGTGCCCCCGGCATACTGGCCGAGGCCGCAGCACCACCACGGTTTCCCGTGGGGTGCTCCGGTCCGGGTCAGGTATCGAAGTCGCGGCGATGCGCCGCTAGGATTTCCGCGATTTCCTCTGATGGGATCGGCTCGGCCCGATAGAGGATATCGATGTCCGGCACTTTGCTGATGATCATCCGGTAGCCGGGTGGCATTTTCTCCAGCAACATGAGAATGGTTGCTGCCACGTCGGCATTTTCATCGTTTACCATCCGTTTCTCCTTGCCCTAAAAAGCGAAAGCTGAGACCGTGATTGCCGTCGTTCTCCCCGACAAAGGATATCGCTGGATGCCCCTCGATCAACAGAAGGTCTTCGTAGAAGCTGTCCCATTCGTCGATCACGGTATCCATCTCTTCCCCTTCTTTCGGGTAGTTCTCGGCTATGTAGGCGTCGAGCGACATCTGCCGAGCCAATAATACGGCGTTGCCTTCTTCCTGGGCATTCACCCGGATCGCTTGCATGTAGCCTTCGTCTCCTATCAGGATGACGGTGTAGGGTTGCATTTGGTGTCCTTTCTCCCGAACCATTCTGGCCCAGGGAGAAACGTCGTCCGCAGACGACGCTTCCCTCACAGGTCAGGCTTCTTGGGGTTCGCCAAACAATTCCTTCCACATCTCGACCGTGGAGAACTGTTCGACCAGCTTCTTCGCCTCGTCCTCTGGCTGCGGCTCTATGCTCATGGTTTCGTAGCTCTTGACGAAGAGGTAGAACCGGGAGCTTGCGGTGCGATACAGGATCGCATGATCCCAGTGGAGATACTGGCCGAGGTCGCAGATCGGCTTTCCCTTATCCGTATCGTAGAGAACGCCGTCGATTATTTTCTGCATTTGGTGTCCGTCCTTCTGTCTCCCGTGCCAACCACTGGCCCAGGCGAGGACGGCCACGGTTCCCCGCGCCGCCTTCGTCTTGGTCAGATAAGTGGTTTCCATCCACCCCATGGGGGAAGCTCTTCGCCCCACCGTTTCTTCGGCTTCACCCTCTTGCTGCGTGCGGTCACCGCCCGATCATGGGCGGCTCCCAACGCGGCATCCGACATTGGTTTCTCTTTCGCCCGAGACCAGCTATCGCTTGGCCCCACACGAAGCCGAACCTCTGGCACGCTTCCATAGGGCAGACCCTTCGCCTTGGATTTCCGGTTGGGATTTCCCTGACGAAGGAACTTCCTGCCCTTCGGATACGACCAGTTAATCCGAGACTTTTTCTTCACTCGGAATAGGCTCGAATATGACCGACCACTCGGGGTTTGATCCTTCCGGGTTGCATCTGATTACGATCTGCTCTCCGGGAGAAAGGTCGTCGAGAAACTCGACCACCCGCTGAATGATGGCGAACCTTGGTTCTTCGTATTCGCGCTTGTTGGCGACTTCTTCCATGTGTCTGTCCTTCCGTTCACACTCGTGCTCTGTCTTGGGGGCTTGCAACCCTCGGCAACCTTTCGGCTGACGGCGACATTCCGACCGACCCCCGTAGGGGCCGGGCGGTGAACAGAGGTTAAGGACACACCAAATTTTCGTATGAATACAACCGAGACTGTTTCGCCCTTCCCGCCCGCAAGATCGCCTCACGGCTACCCTTACGACTTGTTCTCAGGCTAGGCTGTATCCACACGCCCGTATCCATTCACAATGCTGGCTTACACGCTGACGCCAGCAGACATCCGACAACCCTGCTCACGCCCACCGGGCGTTTTTCTAGGTGTCGGTGTATCTACTGTGTCAGCCAGAGCGGGGCGCTCTTGGCAGGCTTACAAGGATCGCGCTCTCCCGGTATTCCCAACGCGCATTGATCCAGGGGGGTTTATGTTGCTGCCCATTTCGCCTTGCCAGTCTGATACCCTTTGCGACCTCTGTTGAGGTCGGGCCTTCTGGGTGGCACTATGGCGTGGCCGTGGTCCGCTCCTTGACACACTGTCGGCCAGCGTGTCACCTCGGACACCGTCCACTTGCACCTCGGAAGTTCTTTCCTCGCACGCTTGCAGCGCCCCATCTTCACCTGTCAAAGAACCCGCCGGGGTCGAAGGCGGGGCGGCCCGCCGCCCCTTTTCCTCCCGGCCATTTTAAGATCATAGCAAATTTTACCAGGTTTGTCAAGGTGGAGGATGCGCGGCGGTGGCGCCGTTCGCCGGTTTCCATCGTTGCTCATGTCCCAGGCGACACGCGACCCGCGAAACGATAACTTGCTTCGCCAATAGCTTTGCTTTATGCCGGGCGATGCTGTTCAATTGGGGAACGCCACCATGAAAAAGCTCTTGTTTGCCGCCACCATTCTTGCCGGCTCCTACCTGCCCGCTCTCGGTGCCACGACCGACACGTTCTGCGGCCCGTCGTCCGGTATGGGATGCGAGAACGGGTCCGACCTGATGGTATTTCTGCAAGACGCCACCGGCACGATGCACGGCTTCGGCAACATCGGCGGTCAGACCATGCTGCCGATCATGGACATCAACTCGGACGGCGGGATGATGTCTCTATTGATCGACCTGAAGAACGGCTTCGCCACGATCAAACCGACCAACGGGATAAGCTTCAACGGCGTGGACATCACCATTCCCGGCTTCACCTTCACCCAACTGGTATTCGATACCCAGTTGACGCCGGTCGCCGGCCAGAGCACCGACAGTTTCACCACCGAGGGCTTCACCGGGAACCACATCAGCGCCGGGATCAATACCTTCATGGAGGCGGCGGACACCGACAAGGAATATTCCATCACCGCCGTAGGCGGTGCCTTCGATGAGGTGAATATCGCGGCCTTGACCGGCTTCGACGAGATCAAGCACATCGAAGTCGAGGGTCTGGCACCGGTTATCGTGGTCCCGGTCGCCGAACCGAAAGGTATTGCGATCATGGGCCTCGGCTTGCTCGCGCTCGGTGTCATTCAGGCCAAGCGGCGATGGAGTTGACCTTCGCATTCTGAGTGGCGCTGTATCCTCGCCGGCGCGATCATGATGCTGCTCTATTCGGCGATGGTATTCGCGGCTGGCTTCGCACTTGGTCTGACCCTGGCACAGTAGCGCCTCGTTCTACGACCCCGACCTGCTTACAGCTTCGGCCCCTTGCGGGGCCGTTGCCGTGATCATGGGCTGGTGCGGAAGCACTGCACCTTTCGCAGCACCGGCCATCGTTTGCCGTCCCAGTCGAAATGATCGACTTTCGGCTCGTAGTGGGCGCAGTTCCAATTTGTGTGTGGCCCATCCAGCGATCCTTCGGTGAAGCTCTCCCAGGTGATCGAATACCGTTCGGCCACCGATGGAATACCATTCGCCCGAGGCGGCGACGCGGTCGGCTGCGGTGCGTTCGCCAGACCTGCCGCTCTGTCCTGCGATAGGCCCTGTGCCTGCCGCCACTGCCACTCCACGATCTGTTCATGGTTCAGCCCGCATCCCGAGAGAAGCAAGCACACGATTGCCGTCGTTCTACGATTTGCCATTTCACAGTGCCATCGCGAACAGCGCTGCCGCGAGCGCGCAGATCGTGGCGGCAAGGAACATCGTGGTCCGCTTGCTGGTATCCGGCTGCGGCCGGCGCGGGAATTGATCGTCTTTTGAGGCGTTCATCGTGGTGTCCTTCCACAGAAAGAAAGAGGGGCCGAAGCCCCTCGGGTCAGGCGAAGCGAGCCGCTTTGCTTGCCGGCATGAAGTAGAAGATCGCCCGACCGGCATTGGCCTTCTGGCCGGTGCCGATCACGAGCCGCAGCCCGACCGACTTGGCGACGTTCTTCATCCTGCCCCGCCATGCGCGGTGGCCGGCCCGAGCGCAGATCGCGTCGCGGGCAATACCCTGGCGGCGAGTTGCCTGGGCGATCAGCCAAAGATCGAACTTGGAATTCATTACGAAGTCTCCTGGTCTACGAGGTTTTGCCGTTTCGCCGTTTCCGGCTCATCGGGCGGGACACGCATCCCGCGACGGCGGGCGGGGATTTCTCCCCGCCCTGGTAGTCACGACATGGACGGATCGGCCACCTCGGCGCCACCGATGAGCGGCAGGCGAGCCGCCCGCTCCGGCGCGACGAACCAGAACTTCGCCCGGTAGCGGTCGCCAGGGTGGTTGTTCGAGCCACCGTTCTCGTCCTTGCCGCCGCCGACGACGAGGGCCATCGCGTTGGCCTTCGCGACCTGATCGGCGTAGGGGCGCCACGCCCGAGGACCCTGGCCGGCGCGAGCCTGGATTTCCAGGCGCGAGACGCCGTCCCGAGAGGACGCCGCCGCGACCAGCCACTCGGCGAAGGACTGGCCCTCGACCTCGGGCAGGAGAGCGATGTCCGGACCCGCGAGAGTGGAGCCGGAGAGGAGCTTGGCAGACTTGGTCATGGTATTTCCCCTTTCTGGGGTTGTCCCGGGCGGCCCCTGCCGCCCCGCCGGACAACTGGAATATGGTATTTTTTACCTGGAAAAACCAGGGAAATCGGGAGCAAACGGCCATTTTCAGATTACAAATCGGCAAGGTTCTGGCGCCGGGCTGGCGCCGCCCGACCCCTGGCGCCGGGCTGGCCCGCCCACACCGCCGCTACGGCCCCTGGCGGGCCGCTACGCGGCCCCTGGCGCCGCCCGCCACCCTGCCCCACGGGGCGCCCTGGCCGCCGCGTAGGAGGCTCCTAGGGGCGTCCGCTGGCTGGGCGGCGTCTACGCTGCTGAGACGCGCGCAGCGCACGGCCGCCCCGCGCTGGCGCTTTTCGCTCGACGTGGCGGGGCCAGCGGTCTACGCCTCGCTCGCCTTTCGGAACGAACCTATGACCAAGCCAGATCGATGCCGATCCGGCGCAGCGCCGGAATACATGCGTCGCGCAATCGACCGTTTGGTCCGCCGCCACGATATCGCTTGCAGTAGCGGATCAAACGGGCAAGCAGTTCATCGGTCAGAACGCACTGCAACGTCGCCTTGTCGGTGGTCGTGACGATGCGGTTTTCCAATCGCTGATAGCCTCCCAACAAGCCGGACGGTCCCGGCTCGTTGAACTTCATCCGATGGTATTCGTGGTCGAAGAATGTCAGCGTGGTCGTTGGCTCTGTCGGTGGATTTTTGTTCGCCTTCCTCATGACGCCGCCCTCCTGGCCGCTTCGACCAACCCGGACGGGATGGCCTTCGCGAGTATTTTTCCCTGCCGGTTCGGCTTCACGACTTTCGCCTCTTCCGGGTGGCGATACAGCAGGTTCAAGGTGACGATCAGTTCACCGGGAACGTGTTTCGTCGTGCCGTTGAGGTGGTTCGTCAGGTTGCGGATCAGCAGTGCCTCAGGACGCGGATCGCCTAGCGCGATCAACAGGCGGGCGAACGACGTGGTGGTGTGCCCCAGGCCGGCAATTCGCAGTCCCAACTCGTGCGGGGTCATCGAATACATGGTTGCCTCCTTCAAGGAACATGGTAAAAAATGTTAGCACATTCAGCGTCCCGGCCAAGGTCTTTGTGTCAATGGCTCCTTCGCCTCGCCACGTGGTATGTGGAAGGTGCGGCGCGACTGGCTTACCTGCACATGGGAGTGTGAAATGGACTTCCGGGTGTTCAACCAAACTGAAGGCATCCTGTTTCAGGACAACGAGATCGCCGTTCGGTCGGTGAGCGGCGTCGTTGATCTGATCCGGACTGAAGGCACGTTTTTCTTCGTCGTCACCGAAGGCACGCCGGATGTGAATGGCTACCGACTTCGCCCTGGGATGTATGGCAGCGTGCCGCGCTTGTTCTCCTGCCTCGGGCACGACTTCAGGATCATGCTGGTGGAGGCGAGGGGTTACGCTGGATTGTTCTCCATCGGTGGTCCGGTCGAGCCGGTCGGACGGCTGAAATACATCGACGGCTGCACTGACACCGGGCTGCTTCAGCCGCCCAGACAGGGCGATCCGTGCCTGAATGCCTTGTTTTTTCCGCCCGGTATTGCCCAGACCGCGCACACCCATCCGTCCCATCGGGTCGGCACGGTGTATAGCGGGCACGGCCTCTGCATCACGCCGAGCCGAACGGTGGAAATGCACCGGCACGACATCTGGATCATCCCCAAGGACACGGTGCATCACTTCGTCACCGAGGCTGACGACATGCGGGTGATCGTGTTCCATCCCGACAGCGAGGTCGGTCCTACCGACGAACGCCATCAGATGCTTGAAGCCACGGTGATCGCATGATCGAGGAATGCAGGACGCTCCGTCAGGAACTGAAGCCGCTCGCCGACAAGGTTCGTCAGGCAGCCAGGACCGGGAGTATTGAAGCCAACGAAAATATCCTCTTGGCGTTTCGCCACATGGAAGACGCCAGTATGCGGCTGGGCAAGGCAATCCAGGCGCTTGATGGCGGGGAAAGCGTCTATGACAAGAAAGAGGTTCCCGGCGCTTGAAGCCGCAGTTCATCACCAGGGACGCGGTGCGGCCTGGGCGCATCGAGACCGCCATGGAGATTTTGGCGGAAGGCAAACGGAAGGGAAATTGCGTCATCGCCTACAGCGGTGGAAAGGACGGCCTCGCCGCTGCCTTGCTTGCCAAGGACGCCGGGATCAGCCTTGGGGTGTGCGAACTGTCTTTCACCTTCGCTAAACAGGAATGGGACATTCGTCTCACGGCACAGAGGCTCGGCTTCACCATGATTTGGCGGAATAGCCTGTCCCTGTCCTGGCTGGCACAGCGGCCGCAATACGTGTTCAACCATGACCGCAAGCGGACCAATGAACTGATGCAGTTCCGCCAGAGAAACAGCGTCGAGAGGTTCGCCAAGCACAATCATATTCCGGTGGTCATCACCGGGCGGAAAAGCCAGGGAAATACCGTGGCGAGTGCAGTGCATAAGCGGGGAAACGGCACCTGGGGATGCCACCCTCTGCGGTCCTGGGATGAAGCCGACGTGTGGACGTTCCTGCGGGATCGCGGCGTTGCGACACCGTGGGTGTATCAAACCCCTATCGGGATCAGTCAGGGAAATACCGGTTGGCCGTTCTGCCGGGAATGTCCCGACATTCAGGGTAACTGGCGGGTCATCCATGACATCGAACCTTCGGTTGTCGAGGCCGCCGCTTTGGTGGATGTTGTCGGTGCCCGAGACTTTCTGAGGACTGTCTGATGGAAGTGCAAATTATTCCTGTGTCCGAGCTTCGCACCCCGGAGAGAAACGTCCGCATTCATCCTGAGCCACAATTGGCCGAACTCGCGCGGGCGCTCACCATGTTTGGCCAGACCCGTCCCATCGTGGTCGATGAGAAAAATACCATCCTGATCGGCAACGGCCTCCATTCCGCGATGCAGCGGGTCGGCATGACGCAGGCCAGCGTGTATCGGATGGAAGGACTATCCTCGGCACAAAAGCATCGGCTGATGCTGAGCGACAATAAAATCTACCAGCTTGGCCTCGACGACTACGATAGCATCATGGCGCTGGTGAAGAACATTTCCGAGCAAAGCAACCAACTCGACGTTCCCGGCTTCGACGACGACGTGCTCCGCACCTTGCTGGCCGGCGATGCGGCGGCGACACAGGCCGCTCTGGACGCCTTCGGTGTGCTTTCCCCGGAGGAGATCACGGCACGACAGCGGGATGGTGCCGTGGAAGGGGAAATCATTGTCTGTCCCCACTGTGGCCAGAGCTTCACCTACCGGCACGACCGGCGAAAGCGCGGAGATAGCGTCGCATGATGCGGATGAAGGAACTGGCGGTCGATGTGGTAACCGCATCCCGCCAGCGCATCCGGAATATCTTCGGGAATAACCTGCCGGTCTATCTGTCCTTTTCCGGGGGAAAAGACAGTCTCGCCATCGGCCACGTGGTCGAACAGATGGCACTCTCCGGAGAGATCGACGCCAAACGGCTCCGCGTGGTATTTATCGACGAAGAGGCGATCTTTCCCTGCGTCGAGCGAACCGTGCTGGAATGGCGGGACAGGTTCCACGCTCTCGGTGCCACATTCACGTGGTTCTGCTGCGAGGTTGCCCACTACAATTGCCTGAACCTGCTGGAAAAGGATGAGAGCTTCGTCTGTTGGGACCGGTATAAAAAGGACGTATGGGTGCGCCAGCCGCCGGCCTTCGCCGTGCGGAGCCACAGCGTCCTGCCTCCCCGCGAGGAGTGGGCCAACCGGGACACCCGAAAGACCTATCAGGAATTCCTTGGCAGGATCGCGGACGGCATTCACATGACCGGCCTGCGTGCGGCCGAGAGCATCCAACGCCGCTTCACCCTGGGAATGCTTCCTCCTTCGGGAATGTCGGCCACCCAGCACACCATCGCACCGCTCTATGACTGGACCGACAAAGATGTGTGGCGCTATCTGGGAGCACACCGGATCAGAATTCCCGAAGCCTATTTGTATCTCTATCAGGTTGGGATGCCCAAACATAATCTGCGGATCAGTCAGTTCTTTTCGGTGGACACCGTGCCGCAGTTGTCAAAGGTCGCGGAATTCTATCCCGGTTTGATGGAGCGAATTCTTCTCCGGGAGCCTTCGGCTTATCTCGTCTCGATGTATTGGGACAGCGAGATGTTCAAGCGCCGGTCCACCCAGCGGCGGCGGACCGAACAACAGCATCCCGAGACCGTGGCGGAAGACGGCAGCCAGAGAAAGCGGCTGATGGAGCTGATCTCCAACCCGCCGCCCAGCCTGATCCGGAACCGGGAGGCGCTGTTGAACTATCAGCGTTTTCGTTCCACCGTGCTCAAGTTCGGCAACCTGCTGACCGAGCCGATCTGCCGGGAATGCGTTCAAGCTTTGCTGTCCGGCGATCCCAAAGGCAGAAGCGCCAGGGCGATTATGCTTCGCATCGTGAAAGAGAATGCCGTCAATGTCATCCGAGACAGAAATACCCCCGTTGCTGTGGCCGGTGATGCACCCGATGTTGGTTTCGCGGGAATTGGTGATCCCGAACGACTACAACCCGAATATCGTGCTGCGGAATAATCTGGACCTGCTGCAACGGAGTATTTTGACCAACGGCTGGACCATGCCCATCGTGGTCCGTCCAGACATGACGGTGATCGACGGCTTCCACCGTTGGCTGGTCTCGGGATCAGAGCCGCTTCACTCCATGCTGCGCGGTCTGGTGCCGGTCGTGGTGGTTGACCACAAGGACGACACCGACAAGAATGTCTACGGCACCATTACCCACAACCGGGCACGCGGGGTGCATCAGCTTGGCCCGATGAAGGCCATCGTGAAAATGCTCATGTCCGGCGGGAAGACCATCCAAGAGATCGGCAAGCAACTCGGCATGCGCCCCGAGGAAGTGTTCCGTCTATCCGACTTCTCCAAGGAAGAGTTTCTGGCTCTGATGAGCGCCGACGGCGAGACTTACTCCCGGCTCTATTCCGGCCAAGGCGACATGAAGAAGGAATTGGAAAATGCCGCCAACGCGCCGTATTCCAAGGCCAAGGTATTCGTGAACCTCTGATGGCACCACGTCCCGCCTATCGTCTGGTCAAACCGGAAGACCGCAAAAAGGTTGGCCGGCCGCGCTATCAGCCGGAGCCAATGCACCGGCAACTGGTGGAAATCCTGATCTCACAGGGCGCCTCTGAGGAAGCGATCTGCCGGGAATTGTCGCGGATGGGGTTGCCGGTCAAACATCGTCCCGCGCTCAGAAAAGCCTTCAAGGAAGAACTGGCGCACGGGAAGGAGCGCCGGGTATTGGCCTACGGCATTAAAATGCACAGCATTGCCATGAGCGACAACGCGGGAAACGTGGCGGCGCTTCGCTTCATGCTCGGCGTCATTGGTGGCCGTATGTGGCAGAATGTGCCGTGGCGCGATCCCGATGAAATGCCCGAGGTTCCCCAGACCAATCAGGAGGTGGTGCACTTCTACATGCCGCCGAACGGCCGCGATCAGCCGGTCGAAGACGAAGACGACGGGCCAATCATCGAGGGCGATCCGCTCTGATGCCCCTGGACATCGGCACATACCTGCCGCCAGGACCGAACGAACGGCACATCAAGCCGCAGGCCGGCCCACAGGAAGCCTTCCTGTCCACCGATGCCGACATTGCGATATTCGGTGGCTCCGCTGGATCAGGGAAGTCCTGGGCGCTGCTGTTGGAGGCGATGCGCTATCCTTCGCACATCCATGGCTTCGACAGCGTGATGTTCCGCAGGAATACCACCGACATAAGAAAGCCCGGTGGCCTGTGGTCCGAAAGCATGAAGCTGTTCCCCTACGCCAAGGGGTATCCAACCAGCCAGAACCTCACGTGGCGCTGGGAGAACGGCGGCTCGGTGAAGCTGTCCCACCTGGAATATGAACACACCGTCCTTGACTGGCACGGCTCTCAGGTGCCCTGCATCTGCTTCGACGAACTGACCACGTTCACCAAATACCAGTTCTTCTATCTGCTATCTCGAAACCGTGGGCTGACCGGCATCCGTCCTTACATCCGGGCAAGCTGCAACGCCGACGCCGGAAGCTGGGTGGCGGAACTGATCCAATGGTGGTGGAACCCGGAAACCGGATACCCAATACCCAACCGGTCGGGTCGGAAAAGATATTTCGTGCGCGGCGGCGACGATCAACTGATCTGGTTTCCGTCCCGTGCCGCCGCCATGAGCGCCACCGGCCAATCCGCCGAGACCATCAAGAGCCTTACCTTCATCGCCGCCAAGCTGGCCGACAATCCGGCGCTGATGAAGAACGACCCGCAGTATGTCGGCAACCTGATGATGCTTCCCGCCGTCGAGCGGGAGCGGCTGCTGAATGGCAACTGGAAAATACGGCCATCGGCTGGGCTGTATTTCAACCGCAGTTGGACCCAGGTTCTCGACATCGCTCCCAGGGTGATCGACGTGTGCCGGGGATGGGACCTCGCCGCCACACCGGAAACACCGGACAACGATCCCGACTGGACCTGTTCGGTGAAGGTCGGAAGGCTATCGGACGGACGGTATTTGGTCATGGACGCCACCGCATTTCGTGGCACACCGGCAGAGGTCGAACGCCGGATGTTCAATACCGCCAGTCAGGACGGATATTCCGTCACCGTCAACGTGGCACAAGACCCTGGACAGGCCGGCAAGGCACAGATCGCTGCCCTGGTGAGAATGCTGTCCGGCTACCGGGTCGAATTCTCTCCCGAGACCGGCGACAAGGTTACTCGCTTCGCGCCATTCTCGGCACAGGCCGAGGCCGGCAATATCCTGGTCTTGCGTGGCCCATGGAACGAACGCTGGTTTCAGATGCTCGAAGGCTTTCCCGAGCTTCCCCACGATGACGACTGTGACGCCACGGCACGCGCATTCTCATCGGTGGCACAAAGCACACTCAATGAATGGCTGAGGCTGTAGCAATGTCCGATCAGCCCATTAAACCACGGATCAGCGTGCGTGCCGGGACCGGCGAGCGGATGGTCCATGTCAACGACAGCGTGGTCAACTTCGCCGCCCGGATCGGCCTTGGCGCCGGCAACCTTTTGTCCGAGACCAGCCAGAACTACCTTCCCATCTCCCGGCTTCAGCAACTCATGGAGTGGGCCTACCGTGGCTCCTGGGTGGTCGGTGCCGCCGTGGACGTGGTGGCGGACGACATGACCCGTGCCGGCATCCAGATGAACTCGGAGACCCCGCCGGATCAGATCGAACAGATCAACAAGGCCATCCGCGATCTCTATCTGTGGCAGAGTTTGAACGAGACGATCAAATGGTCCCGGCTCTACGGCGGCGCGCTCATGGTGCTCGCCATCGAAGGCCAGGACATGGCCACGCCATTGTTGCCGGATCGGGTGCCACCGGGAGCCTTAAAGGGCTTCATCGTTCTCGACCGCTGGATGGTGCAGCCAAGCTACAGTCTCCTGATCAAGGAATTCGGGCCGGAATACGGGTTGCCGGTTTACTACGACGTGGTGCAGTCGGCGCCGTTCATGCCCCGCCAGCGTATCCATTATTCCCGCGCTCTGCGCATGGACGGCGTGACCTTGCCGTTCCGCCAGAAACTCGCGGAGAACGGTTGGGGCATGTCGGTCATGGAGCGCATCTATGACCGGCTGCTGGCCTTCGACAGCGGCACCATGGGCGTGAGCCAGTTGCTCTACCGGGCCTATCTGCGGACCTACAAGGTCCATGAATACCGCAAGCTGATCGGTGCCGGCGGCGAACTGGAAGAACGCTTCCACCGCACCATGGAATTGATGCGCTACCTTCAGACCAACGAAGGTCTGACGGTGATCGACAAGGAAGACGAGTTTGAAACCCACCAATATTCATTTGCCGGCGTGGCCGACACCTTGAACATGCTCGGTCAACAGATCGCCGGCGCTCTGGGTATTCCGCTCACCCGCCTGTTCGGTCAGTCGCCGGCTGGCATGAACGCCACCGGGGAAAGCGACTGGCGCATCTACGAAAGCATGATCCGCGCGACGCAGGAGGCTCGCTTGCGCCGCCCGATGACCAGAATATTCCATGTCATCTGGCAAAGCGTGCTCGGCGGAATGCCTCCAAGCACCTGGGATTTCAGCTTCCGATCCATTGACGAACCCGATGAAGCCGCCAAGGCCGAGATTGCCCAGCGCGACGCCGACACAATCAAGCTTCTCCACGAAGCCGGCGTCATCAGCACCACCATCGCGCTGAAGGAATTGAAGCAGAACAGCATCCTGACCGGCAGATTTACGAACATCACCGACGAAGACATCGCGGCCAGCGAGGAAGCGCCACCACCGTGGTCGCCGGAAGGACAGGCACAACAGCAACAGGCAGCGGGAGGCCCACCAGGACAGACCAATCCCTTCGGCGGCGCGGGAGGTGGAGGCAACGAAGGCGGTGGAAGCGCGGGGCCACGCACACCGGGAAGCACACCTCCCTCACCGTCCATGAGAACGTCCGGTGATACCGCCTAGAAAAGAAACACCGAAACAGCGGCAAACAAGGCAGCGCACAGAGCGAGCCATTGCCCGCAGCGAGGAAAACTTCAGTCTCAGCCGGAATGCCCACAGGTCTTACGGCCGCCAGCTACGCCGGGTCGCCGAACAGATCACCCGGATCATCCAGCATTACCATCCGGAAGGCTCGGACGCGCCAATACCACCGGGAGCCATGGCACGGATCGAACAGGCCATGGGAAACTACGCCGAAGCCATCACTCCATGGGCACGTGCCAGCGCCGGCAGGATGATCGCCGAGGTGAACCGTCGCGACCTGACCGCTTGGCGCCGGCACACCACCGGCATGGCCTCTGGTATTCGCGAGATGCTGGCCTCTGCCCCGATAGGAGCCAAGGTCCAGGCGTTGTTACAGCAACAAGTGGACCTGATCACATCGCTTCCCTCTGAAGCCGCTCAAAGAGTGCAGCAGAAGTCACTGGAAAGTATGGAGA